TGAAGTTGAAAAACCATTAATTGATGAATCCATAACAATGGAAAGTGATAGTGGCTTTAAAACATATGAAGTAACATTTATTCAGCATACATTCAAAAAGAATGGAGAATTTAAGTGGATCATGGTAACAGGAATTAGAAAAAATTAAGAAGATGATAATTAGAGAACAAATAAATGCAGATTTTATAACTGCAATGAAAGCAAAAGACGAAGTAGCCAAAATGGCACTTAATAGTATTAAAGCAGCAATCACGTATGCTGAAAAAGGGAATGGAACTTGGGTTGCAACAAACGAAGAGGTTATTAAAATCATTAATAAAGGAATCAAGCAACGTGAGGAATCTATTAAAATGTATGATTTGGCAAATAGACCTGAATTGGTTGCCAAAGAACAGGATGAAATTAGCATCTTGAAAAAATACATGCCTGCGCAGATGAGCGAACAAGAAATTACGTTAGCACTTAAAGAAATTCTACGGGGTTTTTGGTGACTATTAAAAATCCACAAGCTCTTGTTGGTAAAACTATTGGAGAATTCAATAAGAAATATCAAGGACGTGCAGATATCGGAACAGTTAAAATGATTGTTAACCAATTAGTAGAAATGTAATGGATGTCGAAAAATACTTTATATCAATATTATTAGCAGGCTGTGTTGCATTCATCTATTTTGCGTTTAAACACGTGAGTGATCATGAAAAAAGAGATGCGACCAGAATCTCAAAGTTAACAAAACTTAAAAAAAATAAGAAATGAAAGCAGTTTTAAGAGCAACTTCAGCATTATTCTTTTTTAAAAGATATACGTCAATGCCGAGAGGATTAGAAATAGCCTATGGAATTTTAGCATGGTGTAATTTAATCCTATTTGTAGTTTCACTCTACAAATTGTTAATAACTTTAACAAAAATTTAACATAAAAATGTTTCGGGTTTAAAATGTATTGATTATATTTACATATCAAATTAAAACATACACATTTATGACAGAATTAGAAACATGGCAAATGGTTAATCAAGCTGAAACAACTCAAGCTTTGGCTTTTATTATTAATAAGTTAGCAGATCCTGAAGGAATGATTCAAGGAAGAGAACGTAAATTCGATGCGGCAAAAATGATTATTGGTTTAAATCTTTTTATGACTGATGAGATGCCAGTAAACGTTCTTACTAGAGAATTTGGAATTAGACAACAAGCAATTTATTTAAAAATATTTAACAAATAAGATATGAAGTATAGAATAATTGTTGAAACAGAAGCAAGTGGCAAAAAATGGTATAGTGTTCAAAAAAAACATTTATTTTATTTTTGGAGTTACTTGCGAGAAGTAAGAGATATGTCAATGTATGCCTATAAAATTTCTTGGCTTACTTTAGAAGAAGCGGAAGCACATATTCAATCAGATGTAGATAGCGAATATGCAAATAATCAAAAGAAAATTGTAAAACGTGAATATATTAACAAATAAGATATGAATTGGTTTAAAAGATTATTCGGAATTAAAGAAAAACAAGTAAAAACTATCGAAATCGAAAATGTCGATATTCATCCTGATTATTACATAGCTAATAAAAAGAAACAAGTATTAAAACAAATTAATACATCAAATCCAGTAACTAGCCGTAGAAATACGCAAGTTCCAGTAAGTAGAGATAATTCTTCGGAAGATTTTGCAATGTCAATGTTAGTTGCTCAAATGACAGATTCAACCGTATTAGGTTATGCTGCTGGTGGAAGTCTAACAGGGGCAATGCTTGGTGATTCATTAAATGACTCGGACAACACTTTATCAGATTCAAATGATAATACACATGAAAGTAGTCATTCATACGAAAGTGACTCGAGTGATTATGGACATAGCAGCGATTCAACATCTTATGATTCTGGAAGCTCTTATGATTCTGGAAGTTCATACGATTCAGGAAGCTCATACGATTCAGGAAGCTCAAGTTCTAGCGACTGGTAATTGTTAATAACTTTTTGAAAATAATTCACTAAAAGTTTTCGGGATTAAAAAACATTGATTATATTTACATATCAAAATTAAAACAAACAAATATATGAATCCATTATTCTTAACAGACGGTTACAAAACAGGACATCACCAACAATATCCAAAAGGAACAACGTTGGTTTATTCAAACTTTACTCCTAGAAGTAATAAGTATGCTCCTAAAGGATGTGACCAATTAGTATCATTTGGACAACAAATGGTAATTAAACAAATTCACGAAGCATTTGACAAAGATTTCTTTAGCAAACCTAAAGATGAAGTTTGTGGCGAAATGAAACGTGAATTGTCAATGTACTTAAATACTGACTACGATGTTAGTCACTTTGAAGCACTACATGATTTAGGTTATTTACCAATCGTGGTAAAAACAATCGAAGAAGGTTCTTTAGTACCAATGAAGGTTCCTGTATTGACAATTTACAATACACATCCAGATTTCTATTGGATTACAAACTACTTAGAAACAATTATTTCTAACTTGTTATGGAAACCAATGACAAGTGCAACTATTGCTCATACATACCGTAAAGCATTAACTAGTTGGCAAGAAAAAACTGATGCTGAAAGAGCTTGGTTTATTGATTGGCAAGGACACGATTTCTCAATGAGAGGTTTAGATTCTATTGATGCAACTATTAGTTCAGGTCTTGGACACTTAACAAGTTTCTCAGGTTCAGACAGTTTACCAGCAATCTTTGGAGCCCGTAAATTCTACAACGAAGAAGGATTCGTAGCAGGTTCTGTGAATGCAACTGAACACTCAGTTATGTGTGCTGGATCTAAAGAGGATGAGGTTGGAACATTTAGAAACTTGATGGAAACATATCCAACAGGAATTCTTTCAATCGTATCAGATACTTGGGATTTATGGAAAGTTTGTACTGAGCATATTGTTACCTTGAAAGAAGAGATTTTAGATCGTGATGGTAAAGTAGTTATTAGACCTGACTCTGGTGATCCTGTTGACATCATTTGCGGAAAAATGTTTTCTGATTCTTCCGATAATCCTAATGGTTTTGTAATTGATAAAAGCGTATCTAAAAACGAACAAAAAGGAGTTATTGAATTACTTTGGGATGTATTTGGTGGAACAATTAACGAACAAGGTTACAAAGTTCTTGACAGTCACATTGGAGCAATCTACGGAGATTCAATTACAATTGATAGAGCAAATGAAATTTGTGCTAGATTAGAGGCAAAAGGATTTGCAAGTACAAATATCGTTTTAGGTGTAGGTTCATTCACATACCAATTTAACACAAGAGATACATTCGGTTTTGCAATGAAAGCAACCTATGTAGAAGTAGAAGGTAATGGTCGTGAAATCTTTAAAGATCCAATCACTGATGACGGTGTTAAAAAATCTGCAAAAGGTTTGTTAAGTGTTTATAGTAGTGATGGAGAATTAATTTTACTGGATCAATGTTCATGGGAAGATGAGACAAAAGGTGAATTACAAACTATCTACCACAATGGAGAGTTTTTCAACCAAACTACCTTAACACAAATTCGTGAACGTTTAAGAAATTCATAATGGACAGAAAAAACGCAACTTTATTCATATTAATATTATGCGCACTAGTAATCTTTTTGGTTACAAGCTGTGAAGAAAACCGTCCTATTCATAGTTACGATTCAAATAAAGTATCAGCAATACAATTAGATAATAATTCAGAATATTACAATCAACATTATAGAGTTTATACTCTTGAAGGTTGTGAGTATATTGTAGTTGATAGCGGAAACATGAAATGGGGAGGACATAAAGGAAATTGTAAAAATCCAATACACAAAAACACACAAGATGGAAGTAATTAAACCAGAACAAAAAAACAAATGGTACGCTGCTGACAGTATTAAAATATTTTTAGCAGGTTCTATTGAAATGGGAAAAGCCGAAGATTGGCAAGCAGCGATCCCAGAATTATTTAAAGATCGTAATGATTTAACTTTCTTTAATCCTCGCAGAGATGATTGGGATAGTTCATGGGAACAAAAAGAATCAAATCCTCAATTTAACTATCAAGTTAATTGGGAATTAGACCATCTTGACAAAGCTGACATTATTTTCATGTATTTCTCACCAGAAACCAAGAGTCCAATTAGTCTATTAGAACTTGGATTATACGCAAATCTTGAGAAAATGATTGTATGTTGTCCAGATTCTTTTTATCGTAAAGGTAATGTAGATATTGTTTGTAGCAGATTTAATATTCCAGTCTATAATACAATGGAAGCTGCAGTCGGCCGATTAAGAAGTGAATTAAAAAACATAAAGTAAATTGTTAATAACTTTAACATAAATTTAACACTCCAGATTTTACCGTCTGGAGTTTTTTGTTTATATTTACATATCAAATTAAAACAAAGAACTTATGGTAATTTATACAGTAATCCCATTCTATTTCGATGGAATTGAAATCTTTCAAAATGATGTTGCGAGCTTTCAAAATTACGATGATGCATATTATTTTGCAACAAATCATTTAGATGGAAGAAGATTTGAAATTATTAAAAACTTTTTAAAATAAAAAATTATGGCACAAATATTTAAAGTAGGAGGTTGTATCAGGGATAAGTTTCTGGGCATCGATTCAAAGGATATAGATTTTACATTCGTTTGTGAAGAATCACAGACAGTTGAGCAGGGTTGGTCAGAGATGCGATCTTGGATGCTTGAGAGAGGATTTGAAATCTTCTTAGAAACACAAGATTGTTTTACAATCCGAGCAAAGTTTCCAAAGGACCATCAGTTCTCTGGATTGGTTGCAGATTTTGTAATGGCAAGAAAAGAGGTTGGATACGTTGAAGGAACCCGTAGACCTATTTTAGAATTGGGTACTTTGGAAGATGATTTACTTCGTAGAGACTTTACCCTAAATGCCCTAGCAGAAGATATTGATGGAAACATTATTGATCTTTTTGGTGGTATTGAGGATTTAAAGGTTGGTATTTTAAGAACACCAATGGATGCGATGGTTACAATGATGGATGACCCATTAAGAATCTTAAGAGCCTTAAGATTTACGATCACGAAGGATTTTGTAATGAGTGATGATATTTGGGAAGCAATGAAACAACCAAACATCTTAAAGAAACTTGAACAAACTGTAAGTGGACAAAGAATCAGAGAGGAAATCGACAAGATGATGAGATTTAATACCACTAGAAGTTTTAGACTCTTAATGGATGTTGATGAGATTATCCCAGGATTTTTAGAACTAATCTTTAAAGACGGAATGTGGTTAAAACCAACTTTCGAGAAAAAATAAACAAATCAAATTTAACTCATATAATAACTATGAAACAATTAGAAGATAAAGAGATTTTAATCTGTGCATGCCACTCGACCGATCATCAACTTATAGTACTATATGATGAAGATACGGACAGTGAACGAAGTTATCCAATGTGTTATTTTCATATACATTTAAAGAAAAGACCATTTTGGGAAAGGGTTAAGTATGGAATCAAATACATCTTTGGGAGACAATGTAATTATGGTGCATTTGATGAATTTATATTTAATCCAAAAGATGCTGACAAATTACAAGATTTGGTTAATTATTTAAAAGAATTAAAAAATGAATAAAATATATTTAGACGATGTAAGAACTCCAAAGGACACAAGTTGGGTTGTTGTTCGAAGCTATGAGGAATTCGTAGAGAAAATCCTTGAAATTGGTCTTGAGAACATTGAATTAATTTCATTAGACCATGACTTGGGAGACACTGCAATGCAGGAATGGCACCGAAACGTTTACTGTAACTATGAATTAAATTACGATAATATTACTGAAAAGACAGGAATGGATTGTACTAAATGGTTAGTAAATGAATGGATGGATGGTCGACCAGTAGTTGATGTTGTTATTCATTCCGCGAATGCAATCGGTAGCGCAAATATGATGGGTTACATTAATAATTACCGACATATTCATAGGTTACCTCAAAATTGTGTAAGAGTAAGAATTGAACATACAGTATAATTATGGCATACTATAACGGACCTCGCAGAAAAAAGAAAGTTGACCCAAGTACTGTTCGTCGTCGAACTACACAAGAGGATTTTGAAAATGTTCTTGGAAAGCTTAAAAAAGAAGAGATTAATGTGGATCCTTATTCACAATTTAGAACAATAGATGGAATTCCCCATAAATACAAAGATGGAGTATGGATTCCCTTAACAAGAATATAAAATGAAAGTGATATTTTTAGATAATGATGGTGTAATTTGTCTCTACGATAATTGGGGAGGCAGAGGAAAGAAATGGTCAAAATACCGTTCTGAAAATCCTGAAAGCAGTCCAAACTTAAAAGATGCACCTGCAGAAATTCGTTTTGATGATTTTGATAAAAAAGCAATTAAGATTCTAAATGAGATTATCAAAGAAACTGGAGCTGAAATAATTGTAAGTTCTGATTGGAAACTTCATGCAACTCTTGAAGAGCTTGGAGATTATTACGAAGCTCAAGGAATCATTAAACGTCCAATTGCAATGACACCAAACCTTCATGAATTTGACGAAGAAACCGATAATATGTTTATGTGGAAGCGATGGATGGAGCGTAAAAGAATTCTTGAGATTGAAAGATATTTAGACATGTACCCAAATATAACAAACTGGGTTGCAGTTGACGATTTGGATATGAGTCTTGAAAAAAATGGAGGAATTGGTTTAAAAAACTTTGTCCTAACACCAAGAAGTAGAGAAGGAATCAAACAGTCGGGCACCAAAGAAAAAATAATTGATTTTTTAACAAAAAATTAACATAAAAAGTTTTACCGATTCAAATATTATAGTTATATTTACATATCATTAAAAACAAACAATTATGAACATTTCTCACAGAATTAAAAGAGCAAAGCAAAGAACTTACATCAAGTACAAAAGTACATTCGATGCAACATGGAGAACACAAGGAGATACGCAACAAACTTCTGCATATCTTATTTGTAAAAGGTTAATTGAGAAGGAAGGAACTTCCCTGTTAATGGCTCCTTTAAGTGGTAAACGTTACATTAGACAGGATGATGGCAACCTATTTATTATCATCGGACATGATAGTATTCAAATCATCAATCATGTTTATAGTTACACAATTCCAATGAGTGGACATACTCTTATTAAAACTTTTGATGTGTTTGATAATAAACTTGAAACGGAAAGAACACAATTGGAATTTGATGTTAAGAGTAACATTCAAAAATCTTTAAATCAGATCAAAGATGAGCTTTCAAAATAATAATTATATGACCAATGAGGACTTCGATGCTTTCTTAGAGAGCATCGGAGGTCTTGAAAATGGTTACTTCACCGATCGAGGTCCAATCCTTTCTAGAGGTTTCTTTCAAGTCGACAACGGTTGGTTGGGGATTTTAAAGAGACTGATAGAGGACTTAGTAGAACTTGGATGGGACAAACAAACACTACAAGTTAAAGAAAAGTTTGGTGGTTTAAGATTCTATACGAACGGAACATCAGATGATATGTATAATCGAATCCGTTTGGCTGAAGATGCTTCATATATTACTTGCGAAAAGTGTGGAGAACTAGGAGAACTTCGAGGTGGAGGTTGGATGGCAACCCTTTGTGATGAACATTCTGAAGGCCGAGAAGGTTACAAAAAATCCATACTAATGATTAAACCCAAAGTATTAGTGGCCCCTCCATACGGAGAACTTGAAAAGCAGATGTATAAGGACTGGTTATTAGAACATGGATTTAAACCCTATTTTCTTGGAACTGAATGTCGAAATATTGATGCACCATTAATACTTTGCGGAGGAGCAGATATTGGTAAAAATCCTAAACGGGATGCTAGAGAAATTCAATGGATTGAAAGCGCTCTTGAAAATAAACAACCAATCATCGGAGTTTGCAGGGGAATGCAACTCTTAAATCACTACTTCGACCAAAATGCAAATAATGTCGAAAATATCCCAGAACATCTTACAGAAAACCATCTTAATGATTCATTTGAAGATGACGATGATCACTCGTATCGATTATCACAATTCCATAACGTAATCGATATTGATGGAAATACAATGAATGTTAATTCAAGACACCATCAATATTGCCGTTGGGTTTCCTTAAACTTCGATATTACACATAGAGCAGAAGACGGAACTGTTGAAGGAATTGCAGACTATAAAAGAAACATTTGGGCAGTTCAATGGCATCCAGAAAGAAATGAATGCGACAACAATGAATATCCACTTAACAAAATTTAACATAAATTTAACATAAAAAAGTTTCGGGTTTAAAATATTATAGTTATATTTACATATCAAATTAAAACAAACAATTTAAAAACAAAAAAACATGAAAACAGTAATTGGAAACATTTTAGTAGAATTAAGTATCGACACAATCATGATTAAAGATGCTAAAACATTAGAATTAATGAGAGCAAAAGTGGTTAATGCGAACGATGCAGTAGATACTTACAAAGCATTAGTTGTTACTCTTACTGAGAAACATAAAAAAGCATTGGCAAACGGTTAATATGATACAATCCCAAATGACTGTCGTAAAATCATCGACAATAGATTCGATATATTACGCGACAACGACAAACGAATTGATGGTAACATTTAAAAATGGTACAACATACACCTATTATGATGTTACTCTTGAAGATTATTTAACAATGATAACTTCAGAATCGATTGGTAAAGCATTGAACCAAATCATCAAACCTAAATATAAGTACGCTAAACATGAAGAGCTCTAATTATATTTTTTGGAACGATGAGTGGAATCAACCAACAAAAAAATAAAAATATGAAAAGATTTTTTAATCACAAAGATTTAGGAAAGGTAGAAGTTTTAATGAGCTTCCAAAGAACTGAAAATGGTAAAGATTTACCAAAGGTAATTGCATTAGCAACATCGACAATTAGACCTTATGTTTCTGAAAAAAGGAGTAATTTTGGAGAGATTAAATATAAAAGATCTTATAATTTAAGAAATGGTGATGTTGTATCGAACTATTATTTAGTATGGGGAACTGACGATAATTTCACAGAATCAGGATTTCAATTATTGACAACTAAAAGCGGCAGAAAGGTATCTCTTAAAAGCGCATTGAAAATCTTTAATGATGCAAAGAATGCAACTGAATTTGTAAACTTTTCCAAGGTTTAAGATATAACTTAAAATAAAATAATTATGCCATTTTATACAGGAACAAAACCAGATTTTTCTGATATTCGAGAAGTACAAGGAATGTACATATCTGAAAATGGAAATGAATGGTCAAATCAACCATATCCAATTCATCGAGAATTGTATAGACATTTAAGACATGTTAATTTGTCTTTTAAAGAAGCACACGAGGCCATGTTAAATGGAACTTCAAAGGCATCTAGGAGAGTACAAAAATATGTATTGGCTAATTATCATGCAATGAACCCACAAAATAGATAATATGAAGTATATCTCAATCGACATCGAAACAACTGGATTAGATCCAGAATTTAACCAGATTCTTTCAATTGGAGCAGTAATTGAAGACACTTTGAATCCTCTTCCATTTGAAGAGCTACCAAAGTTCCATGCTGTTATTAAACGTGAAAGTGTTTATGGAAGTATTTTTGCCTTGAACTTAAATAAAGATTTAATTCAAGCAATGAAGGATTATTCTGAAGCTAGAACTGAAGAACTAAAACAAGAGGTTGAGGAATCTTTTGGAGCAAAGTTTTATCATGAAGATGAGGTTGTTGAAGCATTGTATCAGTTTTGTTATAGAAATGGATTGGTTCCAGTAGATCCAGATTTCTTAAATAGACAAATAAAAGTAATTGATGGTATTGCATATCCAATCCTAACTTCAAATATGCCTAAAACCTATTTGAACTGTGCAGGTAAGAACTTTGCAGGATTTGACAAGAAATTCTTAGAGAAACTACCGAGATGGAAACAGGTATTTTCAATTCGTAGTAGAGTATTAGACCCAGGAATTCTATTTGTTGATTGGATTAATGATGAAAGCATTCCAAGCTTAGACCAATGTAAACAACGAGCAGGAATTGAAGGTGTTGTAACTCACAATGCAGTTGAAGATGCAATGGATGTTGTTATGTTATTAAGACAATGCTACCAAGCTTAAGATGGGACTACTACAAAAAATAGGATGGAAGACCAGAAAATGGAACCTTAAGTTTAACTTACTTGAGGTTTATTTACACGATGGAGATGGTTGTTGGGGATTCTCATTCTGTGAAGTGATCAAAGATTATCGACCATATTCATTATTGGCAATTGAATTTAGATTACCAAACGGAGCTGAAAGAACTAAGATTCAATGGACCAATTGGGATTTATTTTATGTAGCAACTCCATTCTATGATTGGGTTTGCGACCTACAAGAAAATGTTATGTGGGGTCATAAACCTACGCGATTTGAAAAACTTTGTTTAAGAATATTTAATAAATAAGATATGGAACCAGAAAAAGACATATTCGACCAATGGGCCGAAGAACGCGAAAAAGAATCTTGGATTGTAAGAAAACTGCGATTTATTCCATTATGGTGGGATAATGAAGGTAGGTATTATCATAAAATGTTTAGAACAGGTGTACAAAACTTAATTTATTGGTTTCCTATCATTTGGAAAGACCGTAATTGGGACTCTCACTACATCTTTGAAATCATGATGCATAAAATCAAGGCTCAATCCGAATATATTGGAAGTAGAGATATTCATACAAGAGCCAAAAGGGATGCTGAAATCATGATGACGTGCGTTAGACTGATGAAAAAAGTACAAGATGATTTCTACAGTTCAGAGTACTTTGATTATCATAAAACAAAACATTGGTTCGAGGACGTACCTGGAAAAGAGGGTTATAGTTCGTGGGAATCTCGTTTAATGGAAGAGAACTTTGACGATTTCTTTAAGAAATATCCATTAATCTATAAGAAGGTAATAAATGGCGAAAGAGTTTTTAAATTTGACAATGTTGTCGATACTGAAAGTAAACAGCGAATTGCAATGAATATTGGGCATATTAATCATAATCGTGCTAATAAATTGCTGTTTAAATTAATGGAAGAAAATATGCAAAAATGGTGGGATTAATAATTGTAGCAGTATTTGTAGTTGTTTGGATATGGATTTTCTATCAACTATATAAAGCGCCTCAGGTAGATGATAACGATGAGATAATTGAAGAGAATGATTCGTTTCTTGATTTTGAAGAGGACGAAGAATTTTTAAATTAACATAAATTTAACACTCCAGATTTTTTAGTCTGGAGTTTTTTGTTTATATTTACATATCAAATTAAAAATTATGACCCGAATTAATGCACATATCCCTCCAGCAAAACTATGCGATCAGCATCTTGTTGCAGAATATCGAGAAATCTTAAGAACAAATGCACTTGCAATTAAAAGAGCCAGAAAGGAAGGCCGTCAAATGTTGAAGAATATCCAACAAACCTTTACACTTGGAGGTGGACATGTTACATTCTTTTATGATAAATTGAAGTATATACACCTCAGGTTTGATTCACTCAGGAGTGAGATGATTAATCGAGGTATGAACGCTACAATTGAATGGCGGTTGGATGAACTTGATGAATTTCAATGGTTATATAATGACTGGCCTGAAGATTTTGTAGCAAATCAATTAATTGTTACAAGAATTCTTGAAAGAGCCAGAACTATGAAAAAGATTTCGCACACTTCGAAAAACATTGACTTTGAAACTTATTTTAATATTTTAACATAAATTTAACATAAAAAGTTTTACCGATTCAAATATTATGTTTATATTTACATATCAAATTAAAACAAACGTATTATGACAAGAACACAAACTATCGGATTAATTGAAGTAACTAGCCAAACTCAAGCAAACAATGGAACTCAATGTTTTCATGACCCAATTACAGGTTGCGATTATATTAGTTATGAAAGTGGTTATGTTCGTAGAAAATTCAAAACAACTTCATGGAGAACTGGAAAGAAATTGTTTGTAATTTATCAATTGAATAAAACAAGAAAAGTTCAGCGTGAATTAGAATGGATGCCTGGTAAATTTGTTGAATGCACTGAAAGAATCTTAGAAATGAATCCAGAGAAAAGAATCGATACAGTAGTTAGAGCTACCGTAAATTATAGAAAACACTTAAACAAATAAAAAATGGAAAATAAGAAAATCACAACAGTCGAACAGTTCATTGAAATGGTTTCAAAGGACTATCAATTTAATCCAAATCATCCAGATTACTGTGGATTTATCAATATTGACCCAAAAACAACATTTGAAATTGGTGGTGGAGATTACAGGGAGGCTGCAATGAAAGTAGCAATGAATCCAGATGCTTTTGAGAAAACTGCAAATAAGTATGGTTTAACTATTGAATCTGCTTTCGAAGATGAATTAATCTTTGCTGAATTGAGTCCACGTCCAAGAATAAATCAATTATACTAATGAAACTATACACACAAAAACAGGTTGAAGAACTTCTAGAAACTCAAAGAGGTAATTGTTATGTTGCAGTCTCTAATGCACTTAGAGATAATGCTGATGGGCCTTTTACTGCAGAAACAATAGCATCTGCTGCAATTATTGCACCTCAGCCCGCCGGAGAACAATTTGATCAAATGTATGGAATTGACCCAGAGCAATTGTTTAATGAAGATTTGGATGATCGAGAATTACAAAATAACTATGATGGTTTTAAAATGAGCCGTGATATTTGGAAAGAAAAGTACAATGAATTGGTCCCAGAAATCAATTCGCTAATTAAAAGAATTGTAAATCTGAAGGAATTGATAGTTACTCAAGCAGTTCAAGGAATTTCAAATACTGAAAGCGTTAAAAGATTGGCAAAGTTGGATGAAAAATTCACAAAATTGACCGAAGTTGCTGATAAACATAAAGCAAAAATGTATGAAGAGGACGAATTCATTAAGAAATATAAAGATTGGAACGAGCGTAAATTATTTATGCATTGGAAATATTTAACACACCTAAAGGTTACGAATATTCCATGGATGGATTGGAAGAAACAATACATTGATACGATGATATAATAAATAGATCCACTACAAAACGAGGCGCCAAATTAATCTCGACTTGTACTGTCTGGCAGGTCAGACTGGATTTATGGAAGTTAGGTATTGCGTAATGGGAAAGTGGTATCTCACCCTGAAAAGGTTGCAACGTCGTTGGTTCGAATCCAACCCTAACTACAATAGAGTTTTGCCTAGCAATACGTCACTCTTTAAAAGATCGAATGCTAAGTCAGGTGGCGGAATTGGTATACGCTAAATCACCTCAAGCAGAATAGCCGGTAGACGTGGGTGACGTGCAAAGGCTTACAGGTTCGAATCCTGTCCTGACTACAATGAGTTGATTACTCAGATGGATGTATCTATCCTGAAAGATACCGACATACTCTTGGGCGCAGGCAAGGGCGGGTTTTTGAAATTTAGTTTCGCTGTTATGGAAACTAAGCTCGGAGGGCAACATACTTCGTGAGGTCTCATCAACCATAATTGCAGGTCAGGTGGCGGAATTGGTAGACGCATTGTAAATAGCTAGCAAGTATTGGTAAGTGTAACTGTAGCCGGTACGAACAGGTTCGAATCCTGTCCTGACCACAAATCGACGATGTGAACTATCTGTAGTATCTACAGACGCTATGAACAAACATAGAACTTATTCGTAAGTTATGGAATAAATGAGTTGCAGTTCGGATTTGAACCTTAAAAAAGGTACTGCTTTAATGATATGTAGATTCAGAATAGTTTTTAATTATTTAGATACCTGAACCATTCAAAGAAGTTTTATCATGTGATGATAGTTTTTAGCCAAGGCAGAAATTTTTTGAATCACAAACGGTTGTGTGGTGTAAAAGGTGACACTTCCTCAAAGGGAATAGAACGAACTCGAGATACTTCTATTTTTTGGAAATTGCAGGTTCGAATCCTGTCGCGACCACAAATTGTTAATAACTTTTTGAAAATACTTTGAAAAAAGTTTTCGGAATTCAAAAAGAATGATTATATTTACATATCAAATTAAAACAATATGAAATTACAAGACATTCAAAACTTCGTTACTGAGTCGAATCAAACTAACTCAAACACTGACAAATTAAACATACTTAAAAAGTATGCTGACAATGAATCAGTTTGTATGGCTCTTAACTACACTTACAATACTTTCAAACAGTATGGAGTTACTTCAGAAAACTGTAAAAAGAATTCTAAATTAATTAGTTATGGTTATACAGATCTATCAAAATTGCTTGATGATTTGAACGACCGATTTATTACAGGACATACTGCAATTAGTTGTGTAAATGGATTCGTAGAAGCAAACAAGGCATACGAGGAGTTGATTTTTAATATCATTGATAGAAACCTTAAAACCAGATCAACAACCTCGATGATTAACAAGGTGATCCCTGGATTAATTCCAACATTTGATGTTGCCCTAGCAAATTCTTATGATGAGAAAATGGCCAAGAAAGTTAACCTTAATGATGATGTTTGGTTTGTTAGTCGTAAATTGGATGGCTGTCGTTGTATTTGTATCATCGATGAGAATGGAGAACCTAAGTATTTCTCAAGAGCTGGAAATGAATTCATGACCCTGAAAAATTTAGATGCTGAGATTATCTCATTAGGACTAAAAAATATGGTTATTGATGGAGAGATTTGTATGATGGACGAAAACGGAAACGAGAATTTTCAAGGTATCATTAAAGAAATCAAACGTAAGGACCATTCAATCGAGAATCCTTTCTTTTATATGTTTGATATTTTAACAATGGAGGAATTCATTAATAAAGAGGGTACAACTCAATTTGCAATTAGAAATGTTCAATTAGATAATTTATTCTACGAAAAAGAATTTAAGAATATTGGTTATTTAGAACAAACAATCCTTCTTGACGAAAGAATGTTAATGTTAAAAGTTGCAAACGCAAAAGAAAACGGATGGGAAGGACTTATGTTACGTAAAGATGCTCCATATCAAGGAAAACGTAGTAATGATGTTCTTAAAGTAAAACAATTTTATGATGCAGAATATATAGTAGTTGACATCGAGAATGCAGTTAACCGTGTTATTGTTGACGGTAAAGAGGTTGAAGAGATGATGATGCGAAATGTAGTGATAGAACATAAAGGAAGCCGCGTTCAAGTTGGTAGTGGATTCAATCACGAACAGAAACGTTATTATTTCGAGCATCCAGAAGAAATTCTTGGAAAGGAAGTTACTGTGTCCTATTTTGAAGAAACACACAATCAAAATGGAGGAACAAGTTTAAGATTCCCAACTTTCAAGGGAGTCTATGAAGGCAAAAGAGATTTTTAGAATATTTTGAGGAAACCATAGATATATAATATATGAAAGAATACTATATATATGTCTATAAAGACCCTAGAAACAATGAAATAAAATACGTAGGAAAAGGAAGGGGTGATAGAATGTTTCAACATTGGAAAATTCGTAATCATCATGGAAACAAGATGTTTAGGAAATTTATGCTTGAACTAGATTTAATATCGATGGAGCCAATAATAGAAGTTATTGAAAACAACTTAAAAAATTCAGAAGCATATATTAAAGAGTTTGAATTAATTAAGAAATATGGAAGAATAGATATTGAAGAAAATGGAATTCTGTGCAATAGGTCTATCGGTTTCGAACATTTTAATATTCCTGAAGGAATGAATATTGAAACATATTTAGATGACAGGAGACATAGTAACTACAAGCAATTAGACGATGATACAATACATATAATATGTTCAATGTATTTAAGCGGCGATGGACTAGTTTCAATTGCAAAAGTTTTAAATATGGGACCGGATAAAATTAAAGAAGTTCTTTTTAAAAGAGGGATTGAACTAAGAAAAAGAGGAGGTCAAACAGGTTCTGCCAATGGAATGTATGGCGTTAAAAGAACAAACAATGCGCATTTCACTGGTAAAAAACATACAGAAGAATCTAAGTTAAAAATTTCTGCTTCTTTAAAAAGAACTAGAGAATTAAAAAGCGATTTATGATGGTAGAAGAGATTATTAATTCTTTCTTAGAAAGAAATTCATTTAAGATGGTTTGTCCAAATAAATGGGCAAATGATAAATGTATGATAACTCTATTAGAAAATTGTTATCAAATACAATTTACTAATTTTGATGGAGATTGGGAATTCTTTACAGATTCTCTGCACATTCCATCATTGGTAGGAACATTAACATGGAACGATTTATTAGACCGAAATTACTCAAAATAAGATGACAATTAGAAACTATAAAAAAGCATATTGGATTGGTAAGGACTCTTTTGGCAAAATGATTTATGCTGGAGATATGGTCGAGGTTTGGTCGCCAATGGAAACTCGAACACCACATCAATCTAGGGTTCTCTGGAATCGAATAGATGGCGCTTTTATTGAAGCGCATCCGGCTCATATTAAAATGGAGGGAAAACCTCATCATAGAGATTTAAGATACTACTTTGATGATACTCCAATTCCTATCTGGGAATATAACCCTGATGGAGAAGATAAAATCGTTCGACACGAAAAAGGTTACGTAAAGAAGGTTAAATCATTTTATAATGAATAGTATAGCTAAATTTATAAAGTTTCTAAAAGAAGACTTTTGGAATTATATGCAATCACTTCCTAAATGTAAAAAAGGAGGGTATTGCAATCAAGACCGCGAAGAATATTATGTCAATGATATTCAGGCTGGAAATAGAAACACAATTGTCCATGGCTATAAATATTATTGCAATAAATGTGGTAATAATACAACAGAATTTGGTAAGTTTTAAATATAACTAGTATGGAACAAGGATTAATTTTAGAAGAGGCAAAATTTAGATTCTCTCAAGATGCAAATTGTTTATCAGACAATGAATATGAATTTATTGAGGTTAAAGCCCAAAGTTCATTAGGAATTGATAGGGATGGAGAATGTTTCTTTGTCTTAAAAACAGAAGCTTGGTCGATCGATAATGTAGAAGACCTTGACAAATTATTTAATAGAATTAGAAAAGTAGTAGAAAATGGAAAAAAGTAAAGTGTTTGTTGCTCCTGAATTCAGGACTAATGTATTATCATCAATTCCAGGAGGAAGTGTAGTTGAAGTTCATTATGAAAAACGTATTAAGGTGTATGATAACATCAAGAATCCAAAGGCATACGTCAAGTATCTTGAAAGTAATTCATCAGAACCTATCATTAAAGTGTTGGTTGACGGTAATGAAACCAAATTTAATTAAATATTTTTGAAACAATACTAAAAACTCTTATATAAATTAAGAATTTAAAAATCTAAACAATGGAACAAGGATTAATTTTAGAAGAGGCAAAATTTAGATTCTCTCAAGATGCAAATTGTTTATCAGACAATGAATATGAATTTATTGAGGTTAAAGCCCAAAGTTCATTAGGAATTGATAGGGATGGAGAATGTTTCTTTGTCTTAAAAACAGAAGCTTGGTCGATCGATAATGTAGAAGACCTTGACAAATTATTTAATAGAATTAGAAAAGTAGTAGAAAATGGAAAAAAGTAAAGTGTTTGTTGCTCCTGAATTCAGGACTAATGTATTATCATCAATTCCAGGAGGAAGTGTAGTTGAAGTTCATTATGAAAAACGTATTAAGGTGTATGATAACATCAAGAATCCAAAGGCATACGTCAAGTATCTTGAAAGTAATTCATCAGAACCTATCATTAAAGTGTTGGTTGACGGTAATGAAACCAAATTTAATTAAATATTTTTGAAACAATACTAAAAACTCTTATATAAATTAAGAATTTAAAAATCTAAACAATGGAACAATTATTAAACCAAATCGTAGAGGTTATTGACTCAGTTAGAGAAGATGCTGCTAAATTTGAAGAAAAAGGAAATGGTGCTGCCGGAACCAGAGTTCGTAAAGCAATGCAAACGATTAAAACTTTGGCTCAAGATGTAAGAAACCACGTTTCTGAGGCGAAAAAAGCATAACAATTTTAAAAAACTGTTCGAGTAGGCGTTAACGACTTATTCACTCTGACGCTAAAGTGGTGGACAATTATATAGATAAAGGTCACTAGTCAATAACGATAAGCAGTAGTTCTAAAGCTGAACTTGAGGCTAGAGCGGTTGGATTCCGAAGTGATATGAGTTTTAAATGGGATAGGCTAGTTTCTCATATTGCAAATTTTTAAATGATATATAATATCACAAAGTTCTTTAACATATTATTTAGGTTCCTTACAGCAATCAAACTCTATAAGGAAACTGGTGTCGAAAGACGTGTAGGTTCGAGTCCTACCTCTCCAACAAATATTAAAATATTTGGAGAGTGGTGAAATTGGTAGACACACTAGTCAAGATAAATGGAACCTGTTATCGGGGGATTAGCTGAGATGGCTTAGCACCGCCCTTGCACGGCGGAGACAGGAGTTCGAATCTCCTATCCTCCACAATATTTCTAAAAGGATACGTTCAGCAAATTAAAAAACTTGAATCTGTAAACTCAACAAAAAGTTATCCTGTAAATATTAAACTACCCGGGTGGCGAAATCGGTAGACGCGCTGGACTTAAACTCCAGTTGACAGTAATGTCAGTGCGGGTTCAACTCCCGCCCCGGGTACTAAGGATGGTTACTGCAAATAATAAAAACTAGGCTGTTAACCTCGTGGTCGTCGGTTCGAATCCGGCCTTTGAACACCGCCTTAAGTGGCACGTTCAGAGTAGCTCAGTTGGTAGAGCACGTACATAAACCCATCCTGATATACATAAAAAGTGTCTCGGTACGCTCTGGCTTCCAGAAGTTCAACGACGAGGTCTCGATAGGCAGAACGCGTCTGACCTATCCACAAAAAAGAAGGGACCTTTTGGTCCCTTTTTCTATTTTATATGAATTTAATTAGATAAAGTCAATTTCCCATAGGGTTAAGTGAACATATCCAGTACCACTTACATGACTTACATTAAGATTATATCCTCCACTTCCAAATAAGGTTACTGCATTAACAGTATACGTTGCAGTATTAGAAGGTGTTGTTGTTGATTTAAGTACAATAGTATCTCCATTGGAAATCGCAGCTAAAAACGCAGATATGTCAGTTATATTATTACCTGCAGAATCTTTAGCAAATTTACTTACATAAAGATTTGTTGCTAATTCTAATTGATTAGAATTGTTTGCACTCATTGCAAACTGACCTTGCTGTGATGGATCTCCGGCGGTCCAGTAATGTTTCGTACCAGTAGGACCGCCAAATGATACAGAAACCGGATCACTATAAGTAAATGATCCATCAGTACTAGCAGTTTGGATATTTACCGGGAACGAAAGGAATTGATTGCTATTAATAAAGAAAACTCCAGGTTGAGGACTAGTATACGTTGCTGATTGTCCATTCTGCGTTATCGTAATAGTTCCTCCATTTTGTGCTAAATTATTAAATTCAGTTAAGAAACTATCATTAGTGCTATCTGAAACATTTAAGTGAATCATTTTTTGTGAACTTCCATCAAAATTAGGGTCGTATGACTCTAATGTACCACCAGCAACTCCATATTCTGTGATAATAAAGTTACCTGCTGATGTAGGTGGACCTACGTCTAAAGTACCACTTGTGCTATAGAAGAACCATTCTCCAGCTCCAGTGCTTGGTCCACTTGGAGTTGTTGGAGTTACAGGATTACTATAAGTCCAAGCAGCTTCTCCGTAACTTGTCCAATATCCATTAGCTAATAACCATGTTTTAGCGTCATTAACGTTTGAAATCGGTGCAAGTGATAAATTAGCCATTAAATGATTAAATAGATCTAAGAAAGAAATATCTGTTAAAGAATCGCTTCTTAAGAATCCAATTCCACATGGAATATTTAATTGGTTAGGATGTGAAAATGTTCCGTCATAATATGCAATGATATATCCTAAAGATTCATCTGGTCCTGCCCACCAGTCAAATCCTCCTAGATTATTGTAATTTTGATCTGCTACCCCGATCAGGATGTTTTGAGATTGTGAAGTTCCACTTGGTATTGTGGATGTTCCATCCCAGACAGCAAAAGGTCTGTATTGAGCCATTCGAATTAATTATTTTTAGTTATATATCAAGAGGATTACTATGAAACAATTTTAAAGTTACTAATATAAATATCTAAAATAAGTACATATCATGAAAGATGCATTATTATATTGGCCTCGATTCTTTAAAGAGGCATGGATTAATAGAAAATACTATAAAGCAGTAAAATCAATCGAAGCTGAATTAAATGCTGAAAATCTTCGAGTGGATTGGATCGGTAGAATTTACGGTGTTATGGAAATTAAAGAAGAGTTCGTTAATCAACCAGAACTAGTTCAACAATCAATCGTATTTCAACAGTTAGCGCCAGTTAACGATCTATTAATGAAATATGGTCTTTCAGAACTATCATACCCAGATATTAGCAAAATACCTGGAACAAGTCAATTTCTTGTAATTCTCTATCCAGAGAATGATTACTTTAACTTAACATCATTTATTAGAAATGTTCTTTTTGCAGGAATATTAACAGTGGTAGGATTTATTATAAACTGGATCGTAACATTATTTTAATGGAATCTATTGAAAGGGTCGAAGTCAACGGACGCCGATATTATCAAGTGACTGTTGATGGATCTATCATAGGAACCTTTCCTAGTATGACCACAATTCTTGGGAATACTAAAGATAATGATGGACTTAATGAATGGAGAGACAGTGTAGGTCATGAAGAGGCTGATAGAATTTCAAATCTATCAATGAATCGAGGAACTATTATGCACCGTCTTCTTGAGTTATATCAAGTACTTGAAGGTACACCCTGTCAACGTTTATCTCAATTGATATTCATATCACAAAATGACGAAGAGATTAACCAATTCAATGAGGATCCTTCTGGAGAGGAATGGCTTAAGCAAGGATGGGAATTCTTCCTAAAATTCTGGCTACATCATGATGAATTTTTTGGTAGAGTTGTTAAAGTCCTAGCATCTGAAAAATTCATTTGGTCAAAACGAGGATATGCAGGAACGCTTGATAATGCTTCAGAAATCATCGGAAACAAAATACTAATTATAGACTATAAGAATAGTCGAAAGCCAAAACAAGATTCGTGGATTGAAGATTATTTTTGTCAAGTTGCAGGATATTCAATAGCATTTTGGGAGCGAACAGGAATAGTTCCAACAGGATGCGAAATTTGGATGGCAAACGAAATTGAAGACAAACCACAGATTTTTACATTAACACAAAGTGATATAAAATATTACTTTAAAGAATTTACAAAAAGATTAAATCAATATAAAGAAGAGAATGGAGAGGAATAAAGCAAATGATGCATGGCAAATCTTAAGAATTCAAGGAGAATTTACTAAAGGATTTGATACCTTTAGCGAACTTGGTCCCTGTATTTCAGTGTTTGGTAGTGCAAGAACAGCAGTTGGAAGTAAGTGGTATGAAGAGGCCAGAAAGTTTGGAGCTCTTATAAGCCGAGAAGGCTTTGGCGTTATAACTGGAGGTGGACCTGGTATTATGCAAGGTGCTAACCAAGGTACTAATGAAGTTGGTGGTAAATCTATTGGAATTGGAATTGAATTACCATTCGAAGCAGGTATGAACCCTTACGTTGATCTTGGCGTTGAATGTAGATATTTCTTTACACGTAAAGTTATGTTCTTAAAATACTCACAAGGATTTGCGGTATTTCCAGGAGGACTAGGAACTCTTGACGAATTTTTTGAAGCAGTTACACTGTCACAATGTGGACATAACATTAAATATCCAATCGTACTTGTTGGTAAGGATTACTGGACAGGTTTAATTGAATGGTTAAAAGATGTTGCTGTTGAAAATGGAATGATTAGTGATAAAGACCTAAATTTATTCCGAATTGTCGATAGCGCTGAAGAGGCTAGAGACAAAATTGTAGAATATCACAACAAATATAAAACTAACGAAACAAATTTTTAAATGAAAGCAAACAAGAAATTTCTTTATAAGTATCTAAATGCTTATGCTCCTGTAGCTCAGGAAACCGAAGGTCAAAAAATATGGATTGATTATGTCAGACCTTATGTTAATCAAGTAACAGTAGACTCATACGGAACTGCAGTTGCAACATTAAACACACTACATACTGAAGATTCAAGCCTTAATGTTGTAATCGAAGCGCATTGTGATGAAATCGCATGGATTGTTACTCATATCGAAAGTGATGGAATGATCAGAGTTAAAAGACACGGTGGTTCAGATAACATGATTGCACCTTCTAAAACCGTTATTATCCATACACATGATGGTAAGAAATTAAGAGGATTATTTGGATGGCCAGCAATTCATACTAGAGATGAATACACATCAAGAGGATACGATCAACAAGAACTTTGGGTTGATATGGGTCTTAAAGATAAAGAAACTGTTGTAAAAGCAGGAGTAGAGATTGGAAACTTAATTACATTCGATACTCAATTTGAAGAGATTGGAGATTATTATGTAGGTCGATCTTTAGATAATAAAATTGGAGGTTATATTATTGCAGAAGCCTTAAGAAAGCTTGATGGATATGCATTACCTTACAATTTACATGTAGTCAATTCAGTACAAGAAGAGGTTGGTTTATATGGAGCAAAAATGATCGCTAAAAAACTACAAGCTGATTTGGCTCTGGTACATGACGTTTGCCACAACACAAATACTCCTAAAATTGACAAGGCAAAAGACGGTGATAATAAAGGTGGAGACGGTCCTTGTTTAGAATACACAGCACAAAACCATAGAAAAATTAACAAGATGTTAAGAGAAGTTGCTGCTGATAAAAAGCTTCCAGTTCAACTAACAGTCGGAAGTTATGGAAACGATACAATGGCTTTCTTTTTAGAAAATACACCAACTGCTATTTTAGCAACTCCATTAAAGTATATGCATACAACTTGTGAAATGGCGCACAAAGATGATGTTAAAAACTGCATCATATTATTTGTTGAATTCTTAAAGGCGTTAACGCCTGAAAAAATTCGTGAAATTAAAGGAAATATATAACATTCATAAACACTAAAAAAATTATTATTATGGAAAAAATTAATCAATTTTTCGCAAAACACGGTTCTAAAGTAATTGCAATCTTATTAGTATTAGTATACTTTAAATCATGTTCTATCGATTCAGAAGTTACAACTTTAAAGAAAGCTGCGAAAGCAAACACTGAAATCATCAATTCTTTACCAAAAGCAAAAGATGTTAAAATCGAGGGATTAAATGCTGAAAAGAGAATGATTCAAGCAACAGACAGAAGATTATTAGATGTTAAAAGACAGACTGAAATCGAAGCTGAAATTAAAACGTTAGAGGAATCTAAATAATATGGCCATTGAAAAAAGATCACAGGGTTTCGGAGATGACGTTGCAAAATTTACAAATGCAATCAAGCTTGATATTGCTGCTGACAAAATAGCAAAAGCATTAGGATATAAAGATTGTGGATGTGGAGAGCGTCAACAGGAATTAAACAATCCAGATCTTTTAGTAAATAAAATATTTTATAAAAACACAGAAGAAGATGAGAACATCGAAGAGCAAGGCAGTTAATGCCTTTATCATAGGAACATTCGTATCACTATACTTATTAGTTTCAATTATTTCAACAATTCACGTAATTGACTTTTTTAAATTATCAAATCCAGATTGGTTAGCTATTTCTTTAGCAATCGGATTTGAATTAGGAGCAGCAGCATCGCTTGCGGCATTAATCACCCTAGATAAAATGAACAAAACAATGGTATGGGCCCTATTCATTGTAATTACTGCAATGCAAATGCAAGGTAACATGTACTATGCATATAGTCATATTAAAGATTATCAGGGTTGGGTTGAATTATTTAATTTAGTTGAATGGGAACCAATTGCACAAAAAAGGTTATTGGCTGCAGTTTCAGGAGCAATCTTACCACTTGTAGCATTAGGATTTATTAAATCATTAGTAGATTATATTAAACCTGAGAGTGATACAGATCCAATCAGTGTTGAAGATTTAGATGTTATTGTTGAGGAAATTAATCATCCAGTAAACATAACTAAAGAGGATCTTGTAGAGGAAATTGAGGAAGGATTTGATGAATTAGAGGATCTAGAATCAGCAGTTGAGGAATTCCAAGAATCAATTGAAATCTTAGAGAAATCAGAAGAGTTAACTCCAGAAATTAAATTAGAAATCGAGGACTTAGAAGATTCAATTGAAGATCTAGAAGATTCAATTGAAGATTTAGAAGAGGAAATCATCGATGAGATTGAAGATTTACAAAGTATTGAAAAAAGTTATGGCGTTGTTGATGTAATTAACCAGCCAGAAACTACAAAAATAGCTCCAAAACCAAAAAAGTTAAAAGTTTTTAATAACAATACACATCGATGGGATGAAGTTGATGCAAAATAATACTGAAGTTGTTCTAGAAAGAACAAGATTATTTAAGCCATACATTAGTAAGAAAATAGAACCAGGGACCCTTCAAAAGGTCCTTGATTCAACTTACCAGACAGCATACCGATTATATTTAATTTCGAATGGAATTAAAGAATTTCAAAACTTTGCAAGTATTTCAAGCGAGGAATACGATTTAACAGCTTATGTTAAAACAGAATGTGGATTTGTTGGTGAAGCAAATAGACAAGTTTGGGCAATAACACATTTACAACCACTACTACAGAAAAAGCCCATATATACTTTAAGATGTGAACTTAAGCATATGATGAGCAATAAAGTTATTTATAAATGCGTATTAGAGCATAAAAATCCTGAGGTAATCTACGACCAAATTCAGGAATGTATTACTAATTTAAAAGAAATATTAAAATGAGAAGTTTATTAAAAAGAGGAGACACTGGAGAGGATGTCAAATTATTACAGAAAGCTCTTGGAGTTACTCCAGTTAATGGCAAATTTGGGCCAAAAACAGATGAAGCTGTAAGAAATTTTCAAGGAAGCCATGGCTTAGAAATCGATGGATTAGTTGGATCAAGTACCCAGAAAATGATTTTTAAAGAGGATCTAGAACAACATTTAGATACTGAAATTACCCTTAATCAATTCGAACATTATTATTTAGATATGGATGAATATCATCCAGGACCAAATAAACCTGAATACTTATTCCTTCACCATACTGCTGGAAATGAAAATCCAGTCGCAACTGTTGATATGTGGAATGATGATACTAGAGGTAGAATTGCAACCGAATTTGTTATTGGAGGTACTTCGATTAATGGTAAGAGCACTAAATGGGATGGACTTATTGTTAAGTGTATGCCTGATGGAGGTTATGCAGCACACTTAGGTGATAATGGTTCTCAGAGTATGCATAACAATTCAGTAGGAATCGAAGTTTGTAATTTTGGTCCCTTAACTAAAGTTGGAAATGTTTACAAAACATATACAGGATCAATCGTACAACCCGATCAAGTATGTGACCTAGGTTTTAAATTCCGCGGCTTTCAATATTACCATAAGTATACTGAAGCTCAAATCGAAGCACTTAGAGAATTAATCCTATTCATCGCTGAAAGAAATGGTATTAACATTAAGAAAGGATTGGTTGAATGGCTGAACACTAAAACACCTGCTGAAGCATTTGATTTTAGTAAAGATGCTTGGTCCGGAAAAGTGAAAGGTATCTTAACGCATACAAACACAAGACGCGACAAGAGCGATATGTCACCGCAGCCTGAACTAATTGAAATGCTTAAGTCACTATAGTGAAACAAATCCTAAAAGACTGATATAATAATTTTATAATAATTTAAAACAAGATACAATGGCAGAAGTTAAAGAAATTTTAAAAGATCAAATTGAAAATCAGGAAAATGCAACAGTTTCTCAACCAGAGTCAAACGGTCCTGAAAATGATTTTCAACCAATCTTCGATGAGATTCAAGAAATGAATCCAGGAGGAGCAGTTAATGTATTGATTCAAGCAGCACAGCAAGCTCAAGCTGCTGGAGCTCTAACTCTTAGAGATTCAGTTGTAGTTGCTCAAGCAATCAACATTTTGCGCCCAGGTTCTATCTAATAGATATTAAACCTAAATCTACTCAAAAGACTCTAATTTTATTAGGGTCTTTTTTTATTTAATAGACTCAGAAAACTCAGGGAAATTTTTGGGAATTTTTTGGTGGAAGGGCCCCTCTCTTGGAGCCCCTAGAGCAACAGAGTCCCCAGACCATCCAGAGTATCAGGGTGCCTAACCCCTACAAATATCAAGGGAATATCCGCACGATCATCCAACACCTACAACCCTCGAAGCCACCCCCATTCCGGCTTGATTTCTATGACCACTTTTTAAAATTTTCACATAGTTCACAAATTTAACATAAATTTAACATAAAATTGTTTCGGGTTTGGAATATTATGTTTATATTTACATATCAAATTAAAACAAACAAAAATGAATTGGGAAGAAAGAAAAGCAGCCTACAAGGCAAAAGCAAAGATGTTAAATGAAGTACCGAAAGACCTAAAGTACTTTTCAAAATTTAACAACCTGAAAATGGCAGTGATGGAGAAAGTTGAAGCTGACATTAAATCAGGTAAAATTAACGAGGAGGACGCTAGTGAGCTACGCACAATTAGGGATGCTGCAGATACTTTTGGTTTTACTGAAAGATATGTTAATGTGATGATGGAATATGCATATCAAGAGGCAGTAATAGAAACTGCGAAAAGATTTGCATTAGAAACAAAGGCGATGAACGATGCTTACACAAAGATCGTTGATATTATGGATGGATTGGATTTGTTACCAATTAATTGTAACTGTGATTATTAAGATATGAAAAAGAAGGACATTATACCAACATTATACAAGAAATATAAAACTAAAGAGGGTTTTAAGGGTTTTATTGATAAATTAATCGAAAAGGTTATAAACAATGAACCTATTTCAGACAATGCAATGCTTGATGGATTTATTGTTGGCCTAATTCATTCAAATTCCGGTTATCTTTGGCTGCTTCTTTTTACTGAAAATGAATCACCTCCAATGAGTGATAACACAATTCAGCAATTGGAACAATGTGTAAAATGGATTTTAAACAATGAAAAAACTTTAAATAAATTGTAAAAAAGTTTTACCGATTCAAATATTATGTTTATATTTACATATCTAATTAAAACAAATAAAAAATGGTAGCAAATACAAATTGGATTTTTAATAAGTTTTGGAATACTTCAGCTAAAGAAATCCTTAAAAGAGTTAAAGAATATTCTACATCAGATTTAATTATGTTAGCTGATGCTACAATAACGTCAACTGGAGGACCTCAATTGATTCAAGCTAGGTTTATTACTAGAGAGTTATATAGAAGATTCAAATAAATTAAAACAAATAAAAATGGCAATAGATTTTTTAAACTTTACCGATAAAGATGGTACTCCAATCAAATTAGGAGATATTGTAGATGTAACTAAAGGTAAACACAAAGGAGCCGAAATGATATTCTTGTTTTGTATTCCTCAACACAGATTTGGATTTTGCTACAAACGAAGATACGATAATATGATGGAAACGAATGCTGAAAATGGATTTGGGTTTAACATGTTTCCGGAAGAATTCATAACAATGGATGCTGATTTAAGCATGTATTATACCCCAGCAAGAAAAGCTGAAATTAAATTAAAATAGTATGAGTAAGTATTATAGAGTTTGTAACATTAACACCCTACAGGTACTTTGGTACAATTACAATGGAGAATTTACTGGATTAATCCACAATGCATTTGATTTTTGTGAGAATAGTTCATTAGAAATGGAATTTGATGAAACCCTAGTTGGGTGGTTATCTGCAACTGATAGTTTAGAATCCTTATGGAAATGGTTTTCACAAGAGGATATTAAAGAACTACAACATCATGGATGGTATATTCATGAATTTGAAGCCGAAGATGTGAAATTCTACGAAAGATTTCAACATCTTGTAATTAAACAAGAAACATCAAAAGTAACAAGACTAATTTTATTGTAATATGAAAAACAAAAAAGAACATTTAGACATTGAGAATCCGATGGAAATGCTTGCTGCATTTACTCAAATGATGGGTTCTCCAGGATTTGGTAGTTTCTTTGGTGGATTACCATTCGAAGAGAAAGAAAAATATCCACATGAGCGATTAGGTGATGGATATGAACTACGTAAAATTGAATTGAAAGATTCAAAAGGTGATCCTATTGACAATCGAGAAAAATACTCGCATTTGTATCATAACGATCTTAAAGTTTCTGATGAGGTCTTTCGTAAAGGCGGAATTGGTGGTAAATTTAAAGATGGTTATTGTTCACTGATCTATTATGTAAAAGACAAAAAGAATTCTAATGGATTTGATTTTGGTACACATGTTATCATTAATCATTTAGGAGAAATTGTTATGGGTAGAAAGGGATTGGATTATCCTAGTCACATAGGTGGGCATCTTGGTTCGATCAATAATTACATATATGATTTGAGAAGTGGTGCTGCAATTGCTCCAAAGTCTTCAACTACAATTACCGGAACCAATTGCATTATCGTCGAACATCGATATGACTGGTACGACAAAGAGGTTAAGTTGCCATTAGGAATCTATAAGATTGATTTTCAAACTGCTGAAATAATTAAGATCGATGAAGTGAAATAATTCACAAAAAGTTTTACCGATTCAAATATTATGTTTATATTTACATATACAAATTAAAACAAACAAAATGAAAAAATTTATTATTCCAGTAGCGATCATCTTAACAGTAGGTTTATCGATGACATCATGTAAAGAAACGACTAAGATCGAATCAAGTAAGACCATTAACGTTAATGGTGCTGAGGAGAGTATTACAGCAATTACATTCGAAGGCCATGAGTATTTGATATATGATGGTTACAATTCCGGAAGTATGTGCCACTCAGAGTCTTGTGATTGTAAAACCCTTAAATCAAATTAAGATGAACAAACTAGAAAAAATTACATCAATTATCGAAAGTTGTGAAACTTATGAACAAGTACAATCTTGTTTCTCATTTGTCAGAAATCCTGCATTTCTAGGAGATGATTTAGCTATAAAATATAAAGTTCTCCTATTAATTCAATCTAAAGCATATTCTTTACGAAATACCGATTTGAAAGAACATAGAGATTTGATGAAACAAATGATTTAGGTGTAATATAACTACTAATAAATTATACTAACATGTCAGATTTTAAGGTTACATTGAACGGATTCTTAAAGTGTTTTAGCAACTTTGAGTTTAATATCATTAAAAAGAATAAAAAGGTTAAAGTTGACATGAGCGCTGATTCGATTCAACAGTCAGAATCTCATTTGTTAAAAATGTTACAGCAGGCAAAACGTGAACTTTCACGAGCCTATAAAGCACACAAAGCTGGTAAAATGAGCATCGATGAGTTATTTGACTATGAATGGCATGTAAGCGAATTAGAACAACAAATTAAGGGTCTGAAAGATTTCTCTGAGGACGAACAAGATTAATTATGACCTATCCAGAATTTATCGTACAGGAATACTTAAGTGATATTTATAAAGTATCATTGAACCAACCGAAATTAGAGGATGGTAGCAGACCAAGTATTAAGAAGCTTGGACCATTTGTCTATGTAACTGTCCAAGTTAGGGTTGTTGATATTTATAGTAGATCGGCAAAGTTACATTTAACTTTTGAAGGGATCAATCGTGAAGATATATTTTATATGTCGAGCCATAAGAGCCCAGATCAATTAGGCAATGAAATCTACAAGAAGATTGATAAAATTGTTAATAAGGCTCTAATCGAAGAGGGTCGCGAGGAATGGATTCGTACCGAATTTGCAAAGGCACAAGAAAGACTAAATATTACACTACAAAATATAGTTGGTAAAATAAAAGAAATCGATGGGAATAGGGAGAATAATTTGCAGGATTAGAGGACATAAATATTCCTATAATTTCGGATGGATGCCAACAAAATGCGAGTGTAAAAGATGTGGAAAGAAATGGAAGACGATTAATAATCCAGAGTACATTCCAGGGCAATCAAATCCATTAGAGATTGATATTTATATATGGGTTGAAGATAAACCAGAGAAAAATGAGTGAAATAAACTTAGTTGAAGAGGAATTATGGGACCACTACAGTGGACTTCCAAATCCCCTATGGTATCAATATAAAAAAGAATTGAGTGATGAGGAGGATGATACAAGTGATAGCTCTAATTTGGGAACTAGCGATAAAAAAATTTAAAAAAAGAAAAGTATATGGGAGTTATGAAGAACTTAATAGTAGTTGCACATCCCGACAAGAAAAGTTTTTGTCGCGACGGAATTGTGAAAACAATTATAAAAACATTAAAGACTAATGGAGAGGAGGTTAATGTTATTGACCTTTACGCTGAGAATAAAACCTTTGAGTTTGAATATAATAAAATTCAAGAATATAAGTCACTAATTACAAATTGTGATAGAATCTATATTGTTTCTCCAGTTTGGTGGTTTAGAACTACACCGGCACTAGAATCATTTTTTGATCAGGTATTTACACCAGGATTTGCATATAACTTTATTCCAATCACAAAATTATACGGATATCCAAAACCACTATTAAGCAATAAAAAAGCTAGAACATATCTAACTCATGGAGCTCCAGCGCTACCAGTTGTTTCATTATATTTAAACTCAGTGAAACTTCGATTAGTAATGGGTGTATACTCATTTGTATTTGGATGGTTTAAGACAAAGACAAGACAATTTTGGAGTGTACCCTTTGTTTCGCAAGAAAAAAGAGAAGAATATTTAAAAAGAGTTGAGAAAGATATTAAAAACGATCTAAAGAAATGATAAAAGTAGTATGTACTGGAAAATATCTCTTATTTAATGTACATCATAATGGTATTGTCTATGAATGTATGACAAGTTCAGATACAAAAGACCTATTTGAATGTAATCCTGAACCAGAGAATTGGGTTGAGATAGAAGATATAATTAGAAATGCCGCTTGGAATTTAGAAATAGAAAACTTAAATGAATTAGGATGAGTACAAAGGAGAATGCAAAGGATGAATTAATTCAATTACTTATGTCACAAGTAATAGATCTATCAATGATGTCCAAAATTGAATTGGGCGATGATGTAATCGCAGAAATAAACAGACTTAAAAAAATTATCAATGAATAATTTAGATAAACAATATATTGCACTCTTAAATGATATTTTAGCAAATGGAGTGAAAAAAGAGGACCGAACAGGAACTGGTACAATTTCAGTTTTTGGTCGTCAAATTCGTCATAAAATGTCGGAAGGATTTCCACTGCTTACAACTAAGAAAATGCCTTTTAAAACTATTGCAACTGAATTAATATGGTTCCTTCGAGGCGATACAAATATTAAATACTTAGTTGAAAATGGTTGTAATATCTGGAATGGCGACGCATACAAGAACTATTGTAAATACACATCAGCAAATTCATCTGAATGGAATAAATGGATGAGAGATAATGGAGATGGTAGTCTTAGTATGTTTACTCAAGAAGAATTCATTGACAAAATCAAAACCGATGATGAGTTTGCTAAGAAATGGGGTCAATTAGGTCCAATTTATGGTAAACAATGGAGAAATTGGGATTGGTATGAATTTGATGATTCAGTTAAAAAAGTAGACCAAATCCAAAACCTAATCAATGACCTTAAAACAAATCCAGACTCAAGAAGATTAATGGTTAATGCTTGGAATGTAACAGATTTGCCAGTTACCGATTATAGAACAGATGATGAACTCTATCAAGATTATTTAAAAGATTTCGAAAAGAAGTAAAATTGTAAAACTTTCTTAGATATATAAATAAAAAGGAAGTAATATCATTATGATTATCTATAAAATCACAAATCAAATAAATTCTAAAATTTATATAGGACAAGACAAACACAACAATCCTAATTATTTAGGAAGTGGGAAGATTTTGCACCTTGCCTTTCAAAAGTACGGACTTGAAAATTTTAATAAAGAAATTCTTGAAGTATGCGAATCGGTAAAAGATTTAAACGAAAGAGAAAAGTACTGGATAAGTTTTTATGATTCAACAAATAGAAGAATCGGTTACAATATAGCATTAGGCGGAGACGGTGGAGACACATTATCTAAACATCCAAATAAAAAAGAAATAGGCAAGAGAATTGGTGAATCTAATAAGAAACGTTGGGAAGATGAAGATTACAAAACCAATATGTCAGAAATTAGAAAGAATCAAATAACTGAAGAGACTCGAGAAAAACTTTCAAAGTCATCTAAAGGAGAAAATAATGGAATGTATGGGAAATCTCATAATGATGTTGCAAAAGATAAAATGTCAGAAGCTAGAAAAAAATGGCATGAAAAATTAACAGAAGAAGAAAGAAATAACATTAGTAAAAAAATTAGTGAAGCTAATACAGGTAAAGAAAGCTATTGGAAAGGGAAAAATAACGATACACATTCTGAATGGATGAAACAAAATAATCCAATGAAAGGCAAAACGCATACTGATGAAGTAAAACAGAGGATATCGGAAGCTAATAAAAAACCAAAATCTGAAGAGACTAAAAGAAAACTTAGTGAAGCTAATAAAGGAAAGAAACCGGGAAACATGGTAAAAGTTGAAGTAGATGGAATAGTTTATGAAAGTTTAAGTGAAGCTTCAATTAAGACTGGAATAAATATGTCTACTCTAAGAAACCGAATCAAATCAAAAAATACTAAATACTTAAATTATAAAATATATGAATCCACTAACTAAAGAAAAGTTTTTAGAAAAACTAAAAACTGATAGAAATTTTAATAATAAGTACGGAAGAAAACATATTACAGAAGGAAAAATGGTTCTACCCCCTTGTCATTATGGATTTCAAGTTTATACAAGAGAATTGAGTTTGGACGAGAGATTAGACCTTATGAGAAAAAGAACTAAAGACGGAACTGTTGATTATGATAACAGACATCATGGTTTTTTAGACTTTTATAATATACCTAAACGATCAATCTCTTTAATGTGGAATCAACGAAGTGTAGATACATTCTTAGGTTTACCATTTAATATTGCAAGTTATGCGCTCTTATTAGAAATCATTGCAAAAATGGTTAATATGGTTCCGGATGAATTGGTTGGAAATCTCGGTGATGCTCATTTATATTCAAATCATATTGAACAAGCGATAGAACAAATTGGAGTACCATATACTGCCGAAGAAAGACATACAATGTTAAAAGAAGCTATGGGAGATGAAGCCTATGAAAATGCAGTTGAACAACTTGAAGCGTTTGGCGGAGGTTTAAGTGAGTATTATGATTCATATAAAATACCACGACGTACAAGAGAACCTTACGTATTACCAACATTAAAAATGTCAAATTTGGTTGAAATTGACATAATGAAATACGGTACGTTTGCAAATGCTAATTTAGATATGTTTATAAGTAGATTGGAACCAATAGATTTTACTATTGAAAACTATCAATCGCATCCAACTATTAAAGCACCTTTAAGTAATTAAATATGAGCACAAAAACTAAAGTAAGAAAAATTGTTAAAGAATGGAAAGATGCTACAAGAGTAGAGATCTGGCAAGCCACTCGCGATAATTTTATCTTTGGATTTCTAGGAGCAATCCTTGTAGTTTTTATTTCAGCTCGAATCGATATTGCAGTATTACTCGGTTATCTGGTTTATTATTCGTATATGGGAACTGTTGTGAATAGGCCTAAATACGTAACGGATCTTGGTAAATTAATAGTGTTTCCAATCCCAACCGCATTAGGAGCATTTACCGGATATAAAATGGCATATATTTTAACAACTTATATATAATGGACGATAGAACCCTAATTTGTAGCAGATGTGGTACAATACTAAAACAGACAGGAACTGACCAGAATGGAAAGTATAAAAAATGTAATAATTGCAAGATAGTAACATCCAATAGCAACACATCTGGTTAAGCTATTTCCCGATGATATATAGTTTATGAATAGATTTAAAACATACTTTGGATATTCTGTCGATAGAATAAATTATGCAGATGCTCCTAAACAAAAGGATCAGTTTGTAATTGATTCAGCACCAAGTCTGAATTTAATTAAAATTGATGAGTGGAGCGCTCCAGTTAAAGCATGCCCAGAAAATGGGTCATTAGATACTAAGAATGAACTACTAAGAATGAGCGCTGAAATTAACCAAATGAGTACCGACGACCAGAAGGATATTGTTGAAAAATACGATGAATTCTTAGACGAATTTGAAAAGGCTTGTACTAAAGAATACTTAATATTTCCAAAAGAATATTTAAACGACCTAATAAACGAATCTGTAGAAATCATTACAAAATTAAAATGGAAGTATAACAGACCAAGACCATATCAATTGGCTCCAGTTTTGGGAATTCCACTAAGATTCGATATTAAAGAAACTGCAAAATGTCCAAGTTATCCAAGTGGACATGCGTGTCAAAGTAAATTGATCGCTAATGTACTTTCATTGATGTTTCCAGAAATGACTGAGAAATTTCAAAAAATTGCTGACAAAACATCATATTCAAGATATATTGGAGGATTACATTTTCCATCAGATCTAGTTTATGGCGTTGAATTAGCAGATTGGATGATTAATTATGTTGTCCTGCCTGATCAAGTAGATGAAGCGAAAACAATTGGACTCCAGAATGATTTACCTAATATAACACCGAATCCAATTCAACCTGGTGAAGGTGAAGATGGTAGGTTACTAAAAATAAGACAATTCAAAGGAACTGTCGCAGATTATAAGAATTATTGGGATGATAGAATCAGTAAAGGACTTAATTAGTCAATTAATAGCAGAATGGGGTTGGGCAATTGCAGTAGCATTATTGACAATTGCAATGAAAGATGCATTAAGTAAATTATGGTTAGGCATCCAATTCCTATGGGGAAATGATTTTAATGTTGATGATGTTGTTTATATTAATGGAATTAAGAAAGCAAGAATCGTGAGACAGAATGTTTGGAAAACCACATTTTATCTATACGATCATAATCGAAAATTTATCGTACCTAACGACAGGGTTTGGACCCTGAATATTGAGAAAGAATTACCAGAAGACAAGAAACAATTATTTTAATTGATATATAAATAGTAGTACTTACGCTATTAATCAAAATTTTATGTGTTATGGAGTTCATTAACGAAGTTACTCCGACTTCGCAAAATGAACCAAGAATTGAAGTATCTGTTAGTGAAGATCAAATCAATGAAGTATTAGTTTTCCCTCATTTATCACGAGAGGACTATCATATTTTCAATTGCTTTGATTTTAATGAGTCTGATGATGACGACTTGGTCTTATTTGGTGTCGGCGGTCCTGCTTAAAAAGCTTAAAGTGTATCTCGGTACACTTTTTTTATGTGAAATGAAAAAATTAACATAAATTTAACAAAAAAAGTCACTAAAAGTTTTCGGGATTCATTTATTATGTTTATATTTACATATAATTAAATAAACAACTATGATTTATACTTATTGTAAAAAAACATCAAGATACCGAGCGTTTGGTATTAAAGCTTATTTAAAATCTTTAATCGTGTTTGGTGCCATGTTTGGTGTTGCAAGCTATTACATGTACAATAGCGGAATTAAAAACACTATTAAGTCGATGACCATTGAAGAGAGAATCATGTTAATTAACGATTCTGACCCATTTACTGAAAATAAAATGGCAGAAATGATGAAAGAATTAAATGTTAAGTTTGCATGGATTCCAATGGCACAGTCAATGATTGAAACTGGACACTTCCATAGTGATATTTTCATCGAGAACAATAATCTATTTGGTATGAAGGAGGCAAAATCTAGGATTACTACAGCAATCGGTACTAATAAAAATCATGCTGAATATAATACTTGGAGGGAGAGCATCTATGATTATGCATTTTATCAAAGTAGATACTTAGGAAAGATCCGAAGTGAATCAGAATATTACCAGTATTTAAGTGCTAGTTATGCTGAAGATCCAACTTATGTTGCAAAGATTAAACAAATGGTCGAGCGTCACAAATTAAAACAATTATTTAATTAGATATATAATCTAATATTAATAAAAATAAAATTTAAGATGATTAAACCAATTACATTAAACGAAGCGGTTGTAAATGCATTAAATTCACGAATTGGTGATGAATTTACAGCGCATTACTTCTACAACGCAGCACACAATTGGTGTTCTGACAAAAACTACAAAAATGCAGCAGCATTCTTTGCTGGAGAAACTGCAAGCGAATTAGGACACGCACAAACACTACAAAAATATCTAGTCGATTGGAATGCTACACCAGTATTACCAAGTGTAACAATGAACTTTGAATTTAACAGTTTACCAGATATTATTGAAAAGGCTTATAAATTAGAATTAGATCTTTTCAACAAATACATGAAAGATTCTCAAGCAATCTTTGGAATTGATTTAGCAACCTTTGATTTTTTACAAGGATTTAGACAAATTCAAACAGATTCTGTTGTTGAATATTCAGACCTTTTAGCTGCTTTAGAATTAATTGATGTAAATAGCAAATTAGATATTTTGCATTTCGAAGAATTATATTTCACAGCATAATCAAACTAATAAAGATGGACGGAGATAGTGAAAAGATTAGGAATAAAAACAATGGACAGGATTGCGACATGGTCAATGATGGTGGCGCTGTTCTTCAATCCGATGGGATTCGACATCGTTCAATTCTGGTTGATACAAGCAACTGGAAGTTTGTGGAGAGCGAACTTCGTTTTGTATTGTATAGCAGCATTGTTCTTTGGGCTATCCATTTTATTTCGACTATTATATAAAAAGACAATCAATAATGAAAAAACTTAAATTATTCGAAGATTTTGTATTGGAAGCTGCTAATATTAAAGATGTTGCAAAAAATATCTTAAACGGATTAGATAACACGGCACAATTACACGTTGATTATGTACCAAAAGAGGCGTTATCTACAATCGAATCTTCATTAAAGAAAAATAAATCTCTTTCTGGTAAAGATGCTGCAAAAGCTGCAAAAGAAATCAGAACAAATTTAGAAGAGATTGGTATTCTATCAAACACTTTTAGTCCAATGGATGTTGAAATTATTATTATGAAACATTTAAATGAGGACTTAAACGAAGCTACTACATCTTGGTCAAAAATGATGAAAGGTGTTAAAGCTGGAGAGAGTGGACCTTGGTCACTAGTTGCAATTGAAAATAACAAAGTAATCGGTCAAAGAATCGATATTAAAATCAAAGACATTTTACCTGCAGAGTTTGAAGCATTACGTAAAGAATTCCCAAATGCAAAAATTCATATTGAAGATTCTACGGGTGGAGTCGTTTGGAATGAATCAGTTGTTAATGAAGCAAAAACCTTAACAAGAGAAGAGTTAATGGATTTGTTAGAAAATAAATACAAAATAAAAACTGTTAGAACTTCTGAGGAATTCAATGGTCAAACTGAAGGAATTTGGGTTGCTGGAGATAATGAAGAGGAATTGAATGGTAATAGAATTTTTTATTATTACCATAATTCACCATCAAAATACACTCTCGGTATATTAAAACAAGTTAGAACAGCAGTTGAAAAAACAGGTTGGTGGTTTGAATGGCAAGATCCAGGAACAATCATTATATGGCCAAATAATTAATAAAGATGAAAAAAGTAAAATTATTCGAAGATTACTTAAATGAAGTATCGACAAACATGATTTCTGGTACTTCTGGTAGAACTATCACATCCCTAGATAATTCAAAATATGAATTGAAAAAAGATGTTACGGGAGCAAGAATAGGTGACTATACAAATGCAACCCTACCCAAAGGTACAATTATTGTAAATATACCTGGTGGTGTATTTGCATTCCATGAGGATCTTAAAGCTAAATATTGCACTGGATATAAATCTGAAAAGTGGAATGATAAATTTGGTGTATCAATTAGACAATTACCAGAAACTTTAGAGGCTATTGAAAAAAATAGTAAAGTTTTAGAATCTGAAACAGTTTATCATGAACATGATTTCTTAGGTATGCAAGCTCAAGCTGCAAATATGACCAGAGAAGAATGGATTGCGCATTACGGTACTCCTGATATTGGCTCTGGAATAGAGTAATAAATAACATATACATATTAATCCAAATGTTGGGTCTTTTTAGTTAGATATATAATCTAGACTAAAAAGACCCATTGTTGTATATGAACCAAGATAGAAGCCCACAAGAGATGATTCTTGAACTTTATGATTTGTTTTCTTCATTCAAAAGACGAATTGAAGACCCAAATTATATTCAAATCGAAAACACATTAGAAAAGTTGGTTGAAAACCAAAATGAAATGAAAAATGAGATCAGAGAGCTTAAAAAGCAACTCCTGAACCCTTTTGATGGTGTTATTGTAGAGAATAAAAAGAATTCTGACTTTAGAGAATCACAACAAGAATGGAAAGAGTCAATTGATAAAATTATCGAAGAACATAAATCACTAGTTAGATGGAAAAACGCAGTTGTTAAAGTACTTATTGCTATTTTAACAGCAAGCGGTGCGATCGCTTCATTTTTCTTAAGCAAATATATCGGATAATTATGATAACAGACAGAATATCCTTAAATATTGCACTAAAATATTTAAACCAATTTGAACAAAATCAAGGAAAAGTAGTTGATGTGTTATTCTCATATAGGAATAATGCCAATCCTGGTTTAAAAAGTGCTCCGGCATTCCAAGATTTAGATGTTTTAAGGGCATTTATTGCAAAATATGCACCAATTCAATCAATAGAACATGCAGATTGTTCACCATTATTATTATTTGAATTGAAAAAATTCACAATCTTAAAAAATGGAACTGATAAGAATCTAGTCTATTTCGATGATACTAATTTTGTTTCAAAAAGTCAAAACATCGATCAATTTTCTATCGAATCGCTTAATAGAGATTATTTAAGTGCAATGACTGAAGTCCGTAGTGCTTTCAATGATGTTCTTCTTGATGAATATATCTTAAATCAATTAGATTATATTGAATGCGGGTGGCTTGAAATGCATACCGAAGTATCAATGGAACAATTAACTAAACTATACAATAAATATAAATAAAAATAATGGCACAAGACAATTTACAAAACTCTGATATGCGAGGGCCAAACGGTAAATATGATCCACTATATCCTGGAGATTTAGGTAGAGCATTATACCATCCAGAGATGGATTATAACTTAGACTTAATCGGTCAAGTTATTCAAGGTTATCGCGTGATGGGTACTAATGTTGATGGAAGTATACACATTAACGATGATACTGAAAAGGTACTTAAACTTTATGTTGTACAATCTTCTGATATATTATTAATAGAAGCGGGTGCTGCTATCGGTGATAGAGTATGGATTCCTACAGATACTATTGGAAATGGTGGTGGACCTCAAGGTTATCAAGGTAATCAAGGTAATCAAGGAACACAAGGTCCAATTGGACACCAAGGTTCTACTGGAGCTCAAGGAGCAACAGGTGCTCAAGGAGTACAAGGACCTCAAGGATCTTTAGGTTCTATTGGGGCTCAAGGTCATCAAGGTTCTACTGGAGCACAAGGTGATCAAGGTTTACAAGGTATTCAAGGTGATCAAGGTTTACAAGGACCGATTGGTGATCAAGGTATACAAGGACCAATTGGTGATCAAGGTTTACAGGGTATTCAAGGTGATCAAGGTTTACAAGGACCAATTGGTGATCAAGGTATACAAGGACCAATTGGTGATCAAGGTTCTCAAGGTTCTGCTGGTGCTGATGGTATTAGTGGAGTTGATGGAGTTCAAGGTGCTACTGGAGCGCAAGGTGATACTGGAGCGCAAGGTTTTGATGGACCTATCGGACCTCAAGGTTTACAAGGGGTTGTTGGTGATCAAGGTTTACAAGGACCTCAAGGTATTGAAGGTGTTCAAGGTTATCAAGGAGCAACTGGAGCTCAAGGTTCTATTGGAAATCAAGGAGCAACTGGAGCTCAAGGTATTGATGGACCTATCGGACCTCAAGGTTTACAAGGAGTAATTGGTGATCAAGGTTTACAAGGATTTCAAGGAGAAACTGGATTAACAGGAGCACAAGGACATCAAGGTGATGTTGGTTTTCAAGGATTTCAAGGTGATCAAGGTTCTCAAGGTTTACAAGGACCAATTGGTTTTCAAGGTTATCAAGGTGATCAAGGTGCAGTTGGATTTCAAGGTGCTCAAGGGGTACAAGGACCTGTCGGTGATCAAGGTTTTCAAGGACCAAGCGGAAGCGTAAACGGACAGATATTCTATATGAATGAATCTGTTACTGTTATAAATAATGGAGGTGGAGTAAATGATTTTAATGAAATCAGTCCAATACCAACAAATATATCACAACAGGTTGTTACAACAAATTTAACGCCATTACAAGCAAATGTTTTAATTACTAAGTTTATAACACCAGTTGGATTAGGAGTTGCTGTTGTACCTGGTGGAATTCAACAATTTAGAATGCATTTTACTAAAGCAAGTGTTAATGATGCAATTCAAATTTATGTTAAAGTAACGCATGCTGATTCTATTGGAACACCAATTGCTGTTTGGGGAACTACAACATCGCAATTAATTGGATGGGACACAAGTTCAACTATTCCAGTTGATGTTTATCAAGACTTATTTTTAACGACAAAATATGTAGATCCAACCGACAAGGTTATTGTAGAGATTTACGCAATAAATGATGATAATGCAAATAGAACTATTAAATTCTACACAGAAGGTATTAGTGACTATTCACATATAGTTTCATCTTTAGGAGCTACTGAAGGTCCTAAAGGTGATCAAGGTTCTCAAGGACCTCAAGGTCCGGTTGGAGACCAAGGTTTGCAAGGTCCAACTGGTACTCAAGGTTCTATAGGATTCCAAGGACATCAAGGAGAAGTTGGAGTTCAAGGTTCTACTGGAGCACAAGGTTTTATTGGAGTACAAGGTTTCCAAGGAGATGTTGGTATTCAAGGTTCAATTGGTTTCCAAGGTTATCAAGGACTTAAAGGCGATCAAGGTTATCAAGGTAATCAAGGACCTCAAGGTCCACTTGGTCCGCAAGGATTACAGGGTTCTCAAGGTTCTGCTGGTGCTGATGGTATTAGTGGAGTTGATGGAGTTCAAGGAGCTACTGGAGCACAAGGTTCAACCGGAGCTCAAGGTTCTATTGGAGCAACTGGAGCACAAGGAGACCAAGGAACAATTGGAGCTCAAGGAGCTACTGGAGCACAAGGTATTGCCGGAACAGACGGAGTACAAGGCGCTACAGGAGCACAGGGTGCTGCTGGAACAAATGGAATTGATGGAGCAACTGGAGCACAAGGAGACCAAGGAACAATTGGAGCTCAAGGAGCTACTGGAGCACAAGGTATTGCCGGAACAGATGGAGCACAAGGAACTACTGGAGCACAAGGTGCTGTTGGAAATCAAGGTTTACAAGGAATTCAAGGTTTTCAAGGTGAACAAGGACCAATAGGGGATCAAGGATCTCAAGGTTCTACTGGACTTCAAGGTTTACAAGGTTTACAAGGAGACCAAGGAACAACTGGAGCACAAGGAGCACAAGGATCTGCTGGAACAGATGGAGTAAGTGGAGTTGATGGAGCACAAGGTTATCAAGGAGCTACTGGAAATGTAGGAGACCAAGGAGCAACTGGAGCTCAAGGAGCAACCGGAACACAAGGTTTCCAAGGAAATACTGGAGCAACTGGAGCACAAGGTTTTACTGGAGTTCAAGGAGCAACTGGAACACAAGGTTTCCAAGGAAATACTGGATCAACTGGAGCACAAGGTTCTACTGGAGCACAAGGTTCTACCGGAGCACAAGGTTTCCAAGGAAATACTGGATCAACTGGAGCACAAGGTTCTACTGGAGCACAAGGTTCTATTGGAGCACAAGGACATCAAGGTTTAGTTGGAACTCAAGGAGCAACTGGAGCACAAGGTTCTACTGGAGCACAGGGTTCTATTGGAGCAACTGGAGCACAAGGTATTTATGGAAATGATGGTTCAAATTCAATAAGATGGGCAAGAGGAAATGTATCTACAACGCCTGGAACATGGTCGAGTGGTGCAACATTATTCTCTGGAACTACACAATTATTCATGACCACGACTGCACAAAATTCAATAGATGCAACTCAATGGTTATCTAATATACAAATTGGTTCAAGTATTGGAGTTTATATTGTAGGAGCTAATCAGGATTTTGGTATTTTTGAAGTAACAGGAATATCATTATCTGGAGGAACTGTTTACGTTTTTGATGTAAATGTTATTTCAGCAGCTGGAGTTACTAATGCACTTGGTCCTAATAATATTGCAAGCATTTCATATATAACAGATGGTTTAAATGGGGCACAGGGTGTACAAGGTCCTAGAGGTTTTCAAGGCTTCCAAGGAGATATTGGACCGACTGGTTCTACTGGAGTTCAAGGTTCTACTGGAGCACAAGGATCTGCTGGTACAAATGGTACTAATGGAGCACAAGGTTCTACTGGATCACAGGGTTCTACTGGAGCACAAGGTTTAGTTGGTTCTACTGGAGCAAATGGAGCACAAGGTTTTCAAGGTTTCCAAGGTAACACTGGAGCTACTGGTAATAATGGAGCTACTGGAGCACAAGGTTTCCAAGGTAATCAAGGAATTGCCGGTCCTACTGGTTCTACTGGAGCACAAGGTTTACAAGGATTCCAAGGTAATACTGGAGCAACCGGGTCTACAGGAGCACAAGGTGATCAAGGAAATAGAGGTTTTCAAGGTTATCAAGGTAATATTGGAACAACTGGTTCTACTGGAGCACAAGGTTCTACCGGAGCTCAAGGATCTGCTGGTACAAATGGTTCTACTGGAGCACAAGGAGATAGAGGTTTCCAAGGTTATCAAGGTAATACTGGAGCAACTGGTTCTACTGGTTCTACTGGAGCACAAGGTTTTCAAGGAGTTGCCGGTCCTACTGGTTCTACTGGACCACAAGGTTTACAAGGTAATGCTGGAGCAACTGGAGCAACTGGTTCTACTGGAGCACAGGGTGATCAAGGTGCTAGAGGTTTCCAAGGTTATCAAGGTAATACAGGAGCAACTGGTTCTGCTGGTTCTACTGGAGCACAAGGAGCAACTGGAGCAACTGGTTCCGCTGGAGCAACAGGAGCTCAAGGAACACAAGGTCCTAGAGGTTTCCAAGGTTATCAAGGTATACAGGGTCCTAACGGTTCTGGATCTTCTTCAGACTTTATTGAATACATATCAATTAATCCAGTCGCTCAGGGAGTTACTGTTGACGGAACAAATATACAAGCAGCTTACGTGTTAATTCCTAAAAGTAGTTATCTAGGAAATGGGGCTTGGATAATTAGTGAAATTCATGCAGCTTACGATCAATCATCTGGTGGTGGAACATATTGTGAATATTCATTAATTAGAACAGATGCTTTTAATAATCAATCAACACTTCATACATGGGCGCATCCTTCTGGAAATAAAAGAGTAATTATAAATGGATTAGGAATTACTGTTGTTGATGACTGTCATTATAGTATTAAACTATCAACAGGATCACCTGTCGATAAGGGTTACACCGTTACTTTAGTTTTAAATGAATTAATATAAATTAGATATGATTACTACCAGAGGAAATTTCGAGGCACAATTAAATCCGCAACCAACGTACATGTTAGTGTATTATCATTGGGTACAAGGAGATCCATGTGGATGGCCAACCGCTAATATCTATATAGATCTTTTAACCAATATATACTACTATTCAACTGATGGCGTAAATTTTTATTTAGCAGGTTGTTGGTGGTTTTCGTACTCATATTACGATTGGGGTACTGATCAATACTACTATGATGGATTTAATATCATATCAGGATTTGGTGGTAGCGTATCATATATTGGAACATATAGTTCGCCATGCGGACCTGCATAAAATTATTAAACCGCTTCAAATGGAGCGGTTTTTTTATGTAAACTTTTAGGGAATTCTACATATAATATAAAAGAATTAATTATGAGTAGAAGTAAATATGATCCGATTGCTTCCAAAATCGTGCGTAAAACTATTCAAAAATGGAAAAGCGATTTTAATCAAAATAAAGAAAACTCTCATTTTAGTATAAATGTAAATACCGAATATGTTAAATTTGATCTAGACGCCAGATTAATATTTACAGACGAGGTTGGACTTGAAGTTTTAGATTCGACCGGAGCAGATGGTCGTGTTTTTGACGATGATGATTGCTTTCAAACACCCTTCATCGACATCGATATCGCGATTAATCCTGAATGGCTTCCAGAATATTGGAGTAAATTATATATGCTTCTTTGTGATATTACTCGACATGAAATAGAACACATAACACAAGAGGGTCCGGAGATTGGAAATTATAAACATGGAAAACCTGCTGAAGATGATTCGATTGAAAGAGGACTGGTAAACGTTGGACTTCTATCAACTCAAATGTACTTAATGTTACCAAAGGAGGTTGATGCAAATCTACAAGGATTGAGATTTGAGGCAAAGAAAAGAAAAGAACCAATAATAAACACAATATATAGATATTTAGGCACTCAATCAATTGATGCTGATGAAAAGGATTCGGTTTTGACATTATGGAGAAATCGTGCAAAAGAAATAGGAGGGATCCCAAGTTTTTAAATATGAAAAAAGTAAAACTATTCGAGGAATATCAAGTAAGTGATATGGTTCAAGAAATTCATAGAATTCATGAAGGTGAATTGAGTGAAGAGAAAATAAACGAACTTATTAATGAAGGTTTCTTTGATTGGATTAAAGGTATTTTCATGAATCCTATGAAAAAACGAAAGTTAAGACAACTTGGTGATAAATTAGTTCAAATCAGAGTAGAATTAGGAAAGTTACAAATCGAACAAGAACAAATCGAAGAGTTACAGGCTGAAGCTGAAGCAAGCGCGGAAGAGGATCCATACACATATTCAACAAATTCAAGATCGCGTTCATATAGCAGAAGCTCTAGTAGTTCAAGTAGTGGAGATGCTGCATTTGAACTTAAAAAAGATGCTTTGGAAGCAACCGAAGAGGACATTATTACAAATATGGATGCTCTTGGTGAAGAAAATGAAACCCTTCAGAAATACGTAGCAACTGTTAAACTTGACTGTAGAATGAAATCCACTGAGATTTTAATTAAAATGGCAGATGCTGATATTAAAAGAATTCTTGTAAAATCGTTAAGAAAAGACAAGGGAACTGTTAATGATTTACAAAAAGATATAAAAAGTTCACTAGATACTTAAAATAATTCAAAAAAAGTTTTCCAGATATAATTTTTTTTATTATATTTGCATATAATTAATAGAATATGATAAACGAAAAGTATACAACAGACAAAATCCTAATCTTCGACATCGATGATACGATAGCGATTACACCTGCTAAAATAGTAGTTACTGACACTAGAAATGGAGAAACTTTTGAATTGACTCCAGAAGAATTTAACTCATACGAAAAAAACCACAATCATTTAGTAGATTTTGATCAGTTTAGATCCCTAGAGATAATGAAGGCTGGTAGATTAATTGATAAATACTTTAGAGTACTTACCAAAAACTACAACAACGGAGTTGCGATCGGCGTAATTACAGCAAGAGACAATAGAGAAATGATATATGAATGGTTCAGATTTCATTTAGGATTTCATATTGACAAAAAACTAATTTGGGCTGTAAATGATCCGGTTCACGGACTAAGTGGAAGTATTCAAGAGAAAAAACAATCAGCAATGCGATGGTTTATTGAAGAAGGTTACACTGACATCACTTTCTTTGATGATGATAGAAACAATATAAAATTAATTAAACAATTAGAGAGTGAACTTGGTACAACGATCAAGACACATCTTGCAAAACATTAAAAATTATGAAAAGTACAGTTAGAACAAATTTTGAAGCGATTATTGATAGAATTAATGAATCTGCTCAATTTGGTATAAATAATACCAAACTTATTAGTGCGGTTATTCCAAAACAGGCACAATTTGATTTATTTTTAACAAATTTAACCAAAACAGGAGGAACAGCATATAGTGATACAATTAACTTATTAAATAAACTTTCAGGAAAGGATATTGAGTTATTTGTCGAAGGGCTTGGAAAATATGCAACAATCGAGAGCTTACAATCTAACTTTATGAAAGAACTAAAGAGTTCTGCATTCTCAAATTCTTTGTTTAAAACAAAGGCTGGAGGTATTGGAGAAGGAGAGTTATGGATTGCATGGTTAGTTTCAGGTGCTAGGGTTTCTGGAGGTGGAGAATCATTTGATATTACACATAATGAAAAACAGCAATATGAGGTTAAAACATATATGGAAGGTTCTGGAGCAACTGGTCCATTTAGACTTGGAAATGCAGGAGCAGCTTCAAGATTTATATGGTTAAGAAGATTAAGACATGTTGCAGAAATATCGGAAGAAATTGTTAAAATTCCATCATTACAAACGATGCATCCTGAGATTTATAATGCTGCGATTGGAATGAATTCAAGAGCTGAAAAATCTCCAGCTAACGATTTCTCTAGAGGAGAAGTTTCCAAAGAATTAATGGCATCAACTCTTAATTTTATAGACATTATTAATGGAATATTGAACACTAGAAAAACAGGATACGATTTAATTGAAATTAAATCTACTTCTCCAGGATTTCCAAATATTTCATTGTTAATCGAACCATCGTCACCTTCTGATATTCAAGCTGGTAAATTCAAAGTAATCAAGCAAATAAACATGTCAGATGTCAGTGGAGAAGAGGCCCTATTTAGAATGCTTACTAAAAATGAGTATCTTAGAGGAGGAGTTAGTTTGTTAATTAGTGACATCAACACTGGAATTTCAGAGGTTGAAGCTAAATATAACAAGATGACTTTCTTAGTATTTAGAAAAGATGCAATGAATTTAGCCTCTAAATTGGTAAAAGTTACCGGAAAAACCTCAGCGGATATTGTAGCACAATATGGATCTGCTGCAAATTCAGTATTTAGTATGTCGGGAGCATTATTAAGAGTAAGAGAAGCAGTTTAATAGCAACATGACACAAGAGGAATGGAATAATTATATTGACACTGGTTATGTTCCCCAATATTTTATAAAGGAAATAGTGGAGAAGATAAAGAGTGGTGATACGCTTAACATCAGACACCTTCAGGTGTACATGACGCATGGCTCGATCATAGAATTATATCTGTCGACTAAAAATAAGAAATAATATGAAACACGTTAAACTATTTGAAGACTTTTTAAATGAATCGAAGAATGTCGATTCAGCAATAGAACGTATTGATAGTTTGCCAAAAGGTTCCACATTTGAAGATGCTAAAAAGATAGATGGAATATTCAACAAGAGTAAATATACATGGAGCGAAGTTATTGAAACATTTGAAAAACACCAAAAAGAGGCAAAGATTAAATCGATAAATATTAAGGACGTTAAAATAACGCAACCAAATATTCAAAGCAACAAAGTTAAGGCAATGTTACAGGATTTTGATAAATTGCCATCGATTAATATGGTACAATTTAAAGATGAATTAGCAATATATGATGGGCATCATCGTTTAATGACTGCATGGGCTCTTGGAGAAACTAAAATTAAAGTTAATCTTGTAAAAGCATGAAAAAAGTTAAACTATATGAAGATTTCGTAAATGAGTCGAAATTCAAAGTTAATGATACATGGGAATGGCATACTTCTGATGGAATTAAAACTGTAAAAATAGTAAATATCAAGCCTAACGGAGATATTATTGGTAGAATCGACGGAGATTCTCAAGATTTCATTGTTAGAGATGCTGATAAATACCTTAAGAAAAAATTAAAATAAATAGAACGATGAAACACGTTAAACTATTTGAAAACTTCATAAATGAAGAAACCCAATTTCCAGCTCAATTTGAAATTGACGAACCAGTATCTTTTAAAACTGCAGAAGCTGACTCGGAAAGATGGGGAACTGTAGTTAAAGTATCATTCACAAAGGCAAAAGTCTGATATGATATTCTTGATGACTACACAGCAACTGTAATTGAAGATATCGATTCAGTATTTGTAAAAACATTAAGAAGTAATATTAAACTGGAAGAGCCAACTAATGAGGCTAAAGAATCTCAATATCCTCAAGAGGTCCAAGATATACTGAAAAACATGGCTGATAACTTACCAATTAAGAAATATCAACTAGGTGCATTCAATAACTATGGAGTATGGTTTATTGAATTACCATTTACAGCAATTCATTCCGGAAACCTAAAAAAGATCGAAAAGTTCTTACCAGAATTCTCAATTGGAATCTACCAAGGTTACTCAGGACTTTCAATCAGAACAAACATATCCATATAAACTATGAAACATATAAAACTATTCGAACAATTCGTAAGTGAATCAGACCATAACATCTGGGAACCTGTCGAAAATGCACCGAGTCCAAAAGCTTACAAAAGTAGAAGTGGTAACTATATCATCAATATGACTGCTAAAAAGCTGGACGGAACAATCAATAAAATAGTCAAAAAACCAAAATCAGTAGAGGGAGAATATTACCAAATCCTAGCAGACGATAAAGGAAGTATTGTATTTTTTGAATTGACCGAAGTAGCAGAAGAAGCTGCAAAATTACTAAATGGAGAGGTAATCTCTTCAGTAACATTATCAAACGGAACAACTGAATCAGCATCTTCAAGAGGTGGTTCATTCATCATTATCAGATAAGTAAACTATGGAAAACATTACACTAGGACAGAAAAGAGTCCAAAGAAACTTTAACCCTTCGGCAAACCCAATTATCGAAGACCTAAAAGAACAACATGCAAATCTAATCGATAAATTAGAAGCAATGAAAGATTTTAAAAATGCTCGAGAAATCGCAATTGCTCAAACCAATATCGAAACTGCTTGTATGTATGCAGTAAAGGCTCTATTCGTATAAACAAATATATAAACAAATATATAAACAATGAAACACATTAAACTATTTGAACAATTCGTAAACGAAGCTAGAATAAGCTCTTCAGATCAAAAGAAATTATATGCATTTGCAGAACAGGTTTCTGAAGAAATCCTAGACGAAAATCCAAAAGCAGATGAGGATGAATTTTCTCCAGATGCAATGATCGAATACTTCATGGATCAAATCGAAATGAACGGATATTCAGTCGCAGAATTTATTAACGATTGGAACTGGAGAGAAATGACAATGGAACTAGGACTATAAGATACTTAATAAAACTAACATGAACAGGGAACTCAAAAGGTTCCCTTTTTCTATGCACCTCAGTCCAACCCTTCACCCAGGTTTTCACAATCCAAGATTTCTATATGTACACTCACCATCTCAAGAGAAGTGTTCCTAGTCAATATCTCCCAAAGTGGGGTCCGGGTGGCCAGAAACCCCGGCCCAACCCCCAAAAAAGAAATAATAAAAGAAAATCTTCTAAATATTCTAAAACATCTAAATAATCTATAACATCTACATATACAACATCTATACAATACTCTATAAGATATAAGAATACCCGTACCCTCCAAGCCCCTCTCTATTATTCTTAAATCCGTATCTCCACGGTATCGCAAAATCTTTAAGCTCTCACAGTCCCTACATACACGCGCGCGTAGGGTACACTTTTCTCACAATCTGTGTCCAGTTCAAGCATTTCAAGATTTAAAGGATATATAAGCACTCACTAGAACAAGAACAGTAGCTCCTGATACAGACCTAGACTCAGTGGGCTCCCCATCCCCAGGTCAATGTTCAAATGCCCTTGTTAAACACGACAACGAGCATTCACACCCTCCGGGCCTCTCGGGACCCTGTTCCACCCTCTCCAGCACCTTTTTCTAGAGCCCCTGCGGGCCGAGTGAAATTTTACACCACCGGACCACCGAATTCACCCAACACGGTTAGTTACAACTCACAGCGGCCCACACCGGCAACCGGAGATTGGTATTCTACCACCCCCGTTGGACGGAGTCATCCAGAAAAGGTCAAAGATTTTGCAAATATCACCCGACTCACACGAAAGTGAATTTTGTCTGGTGATTTTCGGAGTTGTCAGACCCTGGAACGCACGAAAAGGGCAGACCACCACAATCTACCCTGAACGCTATCAAATTAAAAAGGGTTATAGTTCCGCAACTTCAGATTTTAATTCTTCTGGAATACCGTCTTTGTCGAATCCGAATAGTTTGTCAAAGGCATTGGATTCGCCTTCTAAGGCTTTACGCTCTTCTAAAAGGATCTCGTCGTTGAATAGGTCTCGTGTATATCGGCCCTCATCGAAAGATACTCCGTTAGATAATTCGAAATATAGTTTCTTACCTACCTGTCCTGTTCTGTTTTTAGAGAATTCCATATATCTACGGCCAGAGTTTTCGTTACCGTCCCAGTCAAGGCTCATCATCGCGGTTGTCATGTGTTTTAACTTGTTTGAGCCAACGAAATTACCGCCTTTAGATAATTGCAGAATGGTTACGAATGTTGTGTAGATTTTACGGTCATTACCGCCCTTGTTATGTTGGGTCATAAGGTCTAGGAACCACTTTTCAGTTTTACCTCTTGTCATATTACACTCTTCCTTGATTGTGTCATTTACTTCTGTATAAGAGTCAGTAAGGACCACGTCGTAACCTTGAAGGAGTACATATTCTATAACTTGCTTTGGACAAGATTCAGTGTAGTCTGAAAGGAATAAGATTGGCAATTGGCCCCAATTCGGGAAACGTTTTAAGTATCTTGCCATGTCGATTTGGTTCATTTCAGCTGAGATAAAAAGAACACGTTTTCCTGATTCATGAAGCTTAGATAGTAACTCTAAAAGGACTGTCGTTTTACCAACACCTGGAGCTCCAGCAGCCATGATATTTGTTCCTGGTAGGAAACCACCTTCAGTTGAACAGAATTGGTCAAAGATCGTATCTGTCTTTAAGGATTGGAATAGGGAATCGTCGATATTTAAGTCATCTAATTTGGTTAAGGTAACTTTGATCTCTTTTG